ATGCTCTGCGATCATCCAACAGACGCACGCTTAGCCGACATTCTTCTGCGAGCCCGATGCAGCAATCCGCGCTGCGCGGGGCTGACACCGCAGGTCGACGCTCATATCGGCTTCGTCAGCGTGAGCGTGCATGAAAAACCGATCGGTGTTCAGGGCCGGAACGTCTACAAGGTTGGAATGGTCTGAATAATCAGGCCTGCCGCAGCCCGCGCTCAATGAGTTGCCGCACTGCCTCCGAATCGACTCAGCGGCGGCTTATGCGCTGCCGCCCATGCCATGGAGCGGCTCAGCACATCAGCGCTTTCCGGCCGCATCAGCCTCGATCTCATCGCTGGCATTGAGCAGGACACCGCGCGCAACCTCATGGCCAGCCACATCGATGATGTTTTGCGCGGCCCATGCGACCGTAGCAGCGAGAATTTCCGCTATGTCCCAGCCTGCCGCCTGCGCCTGCGTCGCGAGCGCATCGAGATGCGGATAGATCGCCCGACGGCATTCCTGATCGCGGTCATTGTCCGGGTTGGGATCAGTGGGCGGCGTGATCGAAACGAGCGTCCGCACCTGTTGGGCAACGCCGGGCGGTATCGGCTGCTGACCCGACACGAACCGGCGCACGCTGCGATCGGAAATTTCGAGATGCGCCGCGAGTTTTGTCTGCCAGCCGTAGCCGAACACGCGGCTGGCGATTTTCTCTAATTCAACCGGAGACATTGTCTCCGCATCGGACCGGTCGTCGTGGCTCATTTAGTTTCCACGAGAATGCCGGAATGCGCCCAGCCACCGGACTGCGGATTATAGACGACGCCGAGATGCGAGGCGCGATTCTGCTGGACGATCGCGCGGCTCGAAACGCTGTGACCGGCGGCCCGGATGTCGCGCAGCTCCGTCGAGGTCAGAGAGCGGCCATAGGCGCCAGCCGGAATTTCGGAACGGAGGATTTTGAGGATGTTCTGCATAGTCTGGGTCTCCTACCCATCGGCGCGGGACCATTCCCATCGCGTTGAAATGAATTTAGGACATTTTAGGACAGGCGTCAATCACGAATATTGACCCCGCCCCGGCTAACGGCATTTCTTCAGCGTGGGCGACGGATGATTGAGGAGGCTGCGTAATCGCGAGGCTGACTGTCTCTCTTCACCGAAACAGATGCCGCAACTTCACGCGCCATACCTATGGATGGGCAAATACGCGGATCACCCGATCGAGTAACGCCATAGACGTAATACTCATCAACAACTGGGTCATGCCAGATTTCAACAACACCAAGCTTTTCGATCAGCCGCATGGTCACTACAGCGACTTGGCTTAGCTTGTCTCGGATGCAGCTTCCTCATCGACCTCTGCGTAGAAATGTGCCTCAAGCCCGGCGAGGCAAACATCTTGTGCGGCCCGAAGATGAAGGAGAAGACGCCCGTCTAGATCTCCATAGAGGCCAATCAGGCCTTGTAAAAAAGAAGCAGCATGTTCGTATTTCTCAAGGTCAGACGGCGCGTCTTGTTGACGAACCAATGGAGCCTTTTCGCTTGCCACCTTAATCCCCCGCTAAACCTGCGTTTTTCTTGATACGCAATCAAATTTAGACTGATATTTACTTCAAATAGGAAAGCACTAAAATTTAAAGGAAACGGTCTTCGCCGAGCTAAACCAAATTGTGGCAAAACTTTGCAATAAATCAACTGCAAAAATAACACTTTAAGTAAACAGTGTTTTTTGGAACTTCTTTCATATGCTATAGCTTTAGTCGTAATGGGGGCTTGCGGGAGAAGCCTTTGACAAATTCTATTGATAAAGCGATTGGCGCACGGATCAGAAAATTTCGAGAAACGCTGACTTTGACAGCGAAACAGCTCGCCGAAATGCTTGGAATCAGCGAGCAGGAAATGCTCGACTATGAGGATGGAAGCGAGCGCGTTGATCCCGCGCAATGCTTGAAGATTGCTTCCGCTCTTGGTGTGACCCCTGCCGAGATCCTGTGCGAAGACAGTCATCGCGGGTAATCAAATAGGCAGCCGCCAAGATTACGGCCCTACAGAATCGTACTTTTTGAACTGCCACCGTTTCATGCGCAGCAGGTTATCACGGCATTATGCTGTCTTGAGTATTCCGAATGAAAAAGCTGGGCGACTTTTATGGTAGCGATTGGGCCGCTTGCGCTGAACGGCGTGATTTTGGCGGCTCCGCGCCGATCTTTTGGCCGAAGAGGTCACCTAACACTTTGTCAATAGGTTTGGCATGTCAGCCGCTCACCGGCAGCTCTGTCACAAGCCTTTCGAGGATCATATCCTCGAAAGCCTGCGTCCCATCATTAACAATGACCGGCCCAGCCTTCAGCGGGCTGTTTTCCGAGCAATGAAAGTGGAAACTGTCCAGCAGCTGTCCCGGCCGTAGAATCTCAAAGAGCAATCCATCCCGCGCGCGGATCGCCGCCGCCTCGTTTTCAAACCGGACATCATCGACGACGACCAGCGTTTCATGAGGCAGACGCTCAACCGCCGCCTTCCACCCATTGACCCAGAGATCCCAGCCGATCAGCTCGCGGCCCCATTCGGTGCCGAGCGTCTGCATCGCGTGGCGCGGTGTCTGCCCGCAGAGCAGCGCTGACGGCACATTCTTGCCCGCGCCGTCATAATCCTCCGCGCCGCAGCCGAGCGCCGCCAGCATGCGCTTGAGCGGCTCCGCGAAGCGCATGCGCGTCGCGCCCATGGTTTGTACGAGATGCAACGCCGCCGTCGTCTTGCCAGCCCCGGCAAGCCCGCAGAAGCCGATTGTTCTGATCATCGATCCCCCAGGCTACGGGCGCCGCCGCTCAGCATCGCGCAGTTCCATGATGTGGTGTTTCAGATCGCGGACCTGCCCTTCAAGGCTGGTCATGTGCTGGCGGACATCGTGGCGAAACTCGCGGCTGTCCTCGAGACCTTCGGAGAGCTTTTCGATCTCGCTGCAAATGCCAGCGAGCTCATCCTTCATTTCAATCCGGAAAGCCTGCCGATGCGCATGATCATTCGCCAGCTCGGTGCTGAGCTTTTGCATGGACGCCGTCAGCCCGCGCACGGCCGCCATATCGACTACATCAGCCTGCTCGATGATGACGCTCTTGGTTTGTGAATCGCGGCGGCCGAGCCCATGCTGCTGCAGCCAGACATTGATAAAACCAAAGGTGCCAGCGCCGAGCACAACCCAGCGCAGCCAGCCGGGAATCCAGTCCGGAAATTCAAAATCTGGCACAGCCACGGGCATAGTCCTCCAAGGCCTCGCCAGCATCCCTGGCCGTTTTGATGCAGATGAAAAGATCGCTGCAGGTGAGACCAAGGCAAAGGATTTCGCCAAAGCCAAGAGGGTTGGCCTGATAGAATGTCAGCGACAGCATGAACCAGATCACCGACGATGCCGCAGCCCCCGCGGATCGCACATAAGGCGAGATGCGCCGAAGCTGGGCGAATGTCCCGTTGACGACAAGCGCCAGAAACCGAAACCCGCCGACGAAGATGAGCGCCACACCCCAGGTCCGCTCGTCCGCCCATTGCGCCATGACCGCATAGGCCGGCGACGATTGAAACGTCTCGCCAGGCCGCAACAATTGCACGGCAAGAACAAGAAGGATCGCCGAATAGATCCACTCCTGATAGCGCAGCGCGAAATGATCGGTGATGCCGCGAACGACGCGCACAGATAAAATCATGTCAGCGCCTCATCGTGATTTTTGTGTAATGCCGCCAGTCGGGCTGACGCGGATCGCGGGCCAGCTCCACCTGCGCGCCGAAGCCCGCATTGCCGAAGGGCACCTCGCGGCGGATAACCTCGAGGGCATGATGCTCGTCGCAAGATTCGCGTGGCACATACCAGCTGCAGGTCAGGATAATGACCCAGATCATCGGCCGATCCTCTCGATTTCGACGAGCGCCGTGCCGCGGGCGCGGATGCCGAGCGCGATGGCCGCCCCTTCGGCGAGATCGATGCAACGCCCTGTCGATCGGGCCGGGCCGCGATCATTGATGCGGACGCGGATCTCGCGCTGTTGCGCAAGATGCGTCGCATAAAGCCGCACGCCGATGATCGACCCGAAGGGCGCGGTGCGATGCGCGGCCGTCATGCCCATCGGGTCGAACCGCTCACCGCTGGCGGTGCGGCCGCGCATCTCCGCCCCATACCAGGAGGCCAGGCAGCGCTCCGCCGGCAGCGCCGGCACCTGGCTCAAAACGAGAGCGATGCCCACCAGGCCGAAAAGGATGACGGCGACGCAGATGCTTTCGCGGCCGATCCATTTGCGCACAGCGGGCGTCATCACGGCGCACCGAACTCGGTGCGCACACCCTCGTAAAAGGCGCGGTCATTCTCCAGCCGCCCATTGGCCTGGCGCACCGCGCCCAGCAGCCGGAAGGCATGTTCCTTGGCATTGCCGCCCTTCTTGGCGGCGGGCACCGCGACAGCTACACCGAAGTCAGCGGGCGCCCGCGGCAGCACCGGACGGCTTGGCGCGCTGAGGATCGGCGCCGCCGGATTGGCCGCGCATCCAGTCAAGATCGCTGTCGTCATAGACACAGCCAGCATCTTCGGCAGCTTTGAGCTTTTGGGCATAGGCATTGGCTTCCTCTTCGAAGGTTGAGCGATCGGCTTCGACCTTGGCGCGGCGCGTTTCCGCCTCTGCCGCCAGCTGTTGCGCGGCCTGCGCCTGCCGCGTTCTTTCGTCGGCCTGCGCCTGCAAGGCCGCGCTGCGCGCCCGCTCACGCGCAAGTTCGGCTTTGGCCTCGATCGACTGATCCGCCGTACCGCGCGCGATCCAGCCCGCCGCCGCGCAAGCCGCGCAAGCGATCAGGACCCAGGTGATTTTCTGGCGCAGCAGCGCGAGCAACGCGGGCAGTACCGCGGGCACGAAGACGATGAGCAGAATGAGCCCGACGAGGCCGAAGCCGCCGATGAGCGTGACGAGATGATTGACGAGAAAGGCCGTCATGATGCGATCCTCACAGCTTGCCGGTTCGGTGATCCTCGATGCGCGCGGCGCGGATGCGCCACGCGAGGAAGCCGACGAGGATGGCCACGACGACGATCACCATGCTCGACGAGATGGCGCCGTCGAGAAATTGCTTGGCACTCCGCAAGGGCTCAAGCAGCGCGCTGACGCGGTGATAGGTGCCATTGGCCTGCTCGGCCTTGCTGAGGAGATCGTCGGCATTGGCGAGCGCGCCGGCGCCGCCAGCGGTCAGTGAGCCAGTCAGCAGCTTGCCGGCGCCGCTGAGGATGCGGGAGCCTTGCGGCTTCGACTTCGCCCGCTCGTCCGAAACCGGCTTCGGTCCTGCCTTCGGCAAGGCGACGAGCAAGGCCCCGTCGATCACCGGTACCAAGGGCAGAGCATTATTGTTGCGGAAGCTGAGGATCGCGCCCTGAAGCGCCTGACCCAGCTGGCCATCGTTCAGACCCGGCGTATAGTTCAGCTCATCAAGCGCCGCCCAGACGTGGCGGATGGTCGCTTCATCCGTCAGCGGTTTGGCATCGAGACCTTCGGCATCCTCCGGCGGCTCAAAGGCGCGCGGCGGATCGTCAGGCTCATCATCATCCGCTTCGGCAGATGCGATTAAGCCCATGGGACGAGAGGCCAGATCGGCGACGAAGATCTTCTTGGCCTTGGCCAGCCATTGGATCTGCTCGTCGAGGCCGTTGCGGCCGCCATTGACCACTTCGCAGATGGCCGTCGCATTATCCTTGTCCGCCAGGCGATTGCAGGCGCGTTTCGTCCAGAAGATGATGGCCGCCTTCAATCCGCCCTCAGGCGTGCGCAGATCGTCTGGGTTTGCTTCAAAGCCGGCCTCGCGAAAATTGTCGCGGCCCGTCGTCTGTAAAATGCCGCTGCCGCGATAGGTCCAGCCGTCATTCGGTCCTTTGTTGCCCATGCGGCCGCCATAGACTTTATTGGCGAGCAGCTGCGGATTGCGCGCGAAAGGTTTTGCGGCAGCGAGAGTCGGGAAGCGCTTCGGCCAGACGGCCATGAGCCGCTCGGCCGAATAGTTGAGGTTTTCCTCGAGAGCGGTGAAACCGCCTGTCTCGGTCGCGGCGCGCGCCAGAAAATGCTGCAGGCGCAGAGCGGAATTGATGCCTGCCGCCTGCATGGCAGGCCAGCCCTGGACCAGAGCGGCAATGATATCGGCGCGCGCTTTCGGCGCGAAGCGCTTGAGGCGCTCGGCGGTGAGCATGATGATCATCCTTCGAAATGAAAAAGCCGCCTCGGGGGCGGCTGCAGAATGGGGAATGAAAGATCACTTCCAGCGCGAAGATATGATCACTCACAGCCTCATCCACACCTTGACGGCGTTACCATTTCCAGCCGAGCCAGTGTTGAACGAAAGTCCAGGGCTGGTCGGCCACGCGTTGTAGTTAGCGCCACCGCTGTAAGCTATAACGTCCTCACCTCCAGAAGTTGAGGTTCCGTAAAGGTGGAGTGCACTGTACTCGGTGTAGCGCTCCACAGCGACAGCCGCATTGTTGCTCGAAACGGCGAGCATATAAAGCCCAGGGTTGAGCGTGACAGAGATTGTGTCCTCTTTGTCACCCGTCGTAGCCGCATCGAGCGGCTGTGACGTAACAATTGGCGCGTAAGCTGGAATACCCGCATTTGTCGCGTAAACGGCCATAGCGACGAATGCCGAAGCGGCGCCCGTCACGACTTTGACACCGATCTTAGTAAATGTTGCCCGCTTATGGACGTAGAATGGCGCAAAATACATGTTCGTGTTCAAGCCAGCCATGGAAACTGCGGCCACGGAACTTGGCATCACGCCGTAGTAATAACGCCCCGCCTTATAATCAAGATGGGCCTCCGGCCCAAGCTCCCTTCTGACCCCTGGAGAGCCGTACAGGAAGCGGCCTTGGGTGAGACAAAGCTTATCAGGATCGTCATTTACATAGCCCCATTTTGCGCCAATCGTTCCACCTCCAGACGGAGCAAGGAGCGGTGAGTGGTAGTCGATCCATGTGTCGACGTTTCTAGCGACAGAGCCTACCCCTACCGTGTACCCGCGGAATAACGGCACCGTCGCCCCCGCGACCAAAGACGCGAGATATGAAAGAACGCCGTTCAACACGTTCACAACGCCAGAACCAGTTATCTGGACCGCACCCTCGGCACCGATAAGAGCTTGATACTCTCCAGCTCCGCTATAAAACGCATCACCTTTAACACCAACGGCGTGGATCGCACCCCCTCCGAAGCTACCGTTGCCGTTCACGCTGATACGACAGTTGCGCCCAACAACGGCTCCGCCAGGAGCAGAGTATGACCCGCTCGCATCGACGGTAACATTGTCCTGCTGGACAGTGTTCACGCCGGAATTATTCTGGACCGCCGAAGCAACAAAGTTGACTGGAAAATTGCCGCTGATCGTTAGGCTGCCGCCAACGAGCACATAGGGATATGGATTAGCTGGATTGCGGCGGCCGACGCCAGGAAGATCAAGACCCATTTCACTCTCCTACTTCCATATCAAGCGGCGACGATTGCAACTTTGTCGCCTGGCATACCGAAGACATTTTCTTTTGCGCCAGCAGCGAGAAATGTGCGGGCATTGTTATTTGTTGTACTGGAAGCAACGGTAGCGTTAGGGTCGCTGCCGATCGCGTAATAAAGATCGACACCCGCCGCGATCTCGAAGCAGACGCGGCCGAGGTTCGCCGCAACAGGATGCACGCCCGTCACCTGCTGGGCCGCAACCGATGCAAAGGTCTCGGACCAGAGGCAGACGCTTTTCAGCGCAGTTGCGGAAGTGCTGATGGTGGAACAGGAAATATGCGCGCCAGTCATGGGCATTGTGCGTCTCCCAATAAAAAACCGCCCGAAAGGGCGGCTGCGTCATGCGTGAAAGTTCAACGCGCCGAGGCTTCGGCGCGCTTGAATGAATGCGCTACAGGAGCGCGGCGAAGGCGGCGTCGACCTGCGTCACCGTCGTGATGCTGCCCGTATCGATCTCGGCCGCGACCATCTTTTCCGCCGCGAAGCAGGCCGCGACATGCGCCAGCACCGCATCGCCCAGCGCGATGATCGAGTCCGCATCAAGGCTCGTGAAGGTGCCGTCGGTGCCCTTCCAGTCCGTCGTGAAAGTCGCATCGCGCGACGCCTTGAGATAAGCGCCTGTGAGCTTGGCCTGGCTTGTCTCATCCGTCGCGACATGAACGCCGCCGACCTCCATGCCGCCAATCTCTTTGGCGTAGCGCACGAAGGCCGCATAGGCCTTGAGATCGACCGTCACCACAACAACATCGGCCACCGGCATGCCGTCAGGCCCCGGCTTGATGAGCTTTCCCTGTCCTTGCTCGGCCAGCAGGGACACATGCAATTCATCGCTGATCTCGATGGCATCGCTCGGAAGCGCCGAGACCAAAGGGCTGACAAAGGCATTGTTCGATGGGCTGTAATAGATGGACATTGCTTCTTACCTCGATGCCTTATCTGCCGATCACGATGAACTGGCCGCCCGCTCCACTGACAAAAGACCCGGACACATTTTTCGCATAGATGGCGATCGATCCCGTGCCATTGTTCGCAAGGCTCCAGGTGTAGGCCGATGCGCCATTATCCGAGATCGTCCCGGCATAAAGCGCGGAGGCGAAGGTAACCGGCAGGCTGACATAGGTCGGGCCGCTGCTCGATGTCGTCGTGACATTGCCCCATTGGATGATGAGGCCGCCCGGCAATCGCTGCCAGCCGGATGAGCCATAGCTGCTGGCAAAGCCGGGCGAATTCGGCAGCAAGAGCGTTCCGCCAATCACAAGCCATTCGCCGGTGAGGCCGGTCGAGAGCAATTCGAGCGTATCGCCAGGCCGCATCTGCAGGCTGCTGACCACCGCGCCGCTCGGGAACACGATCTGATCGGAGCCCTGGCTCGCGATGACATTGGTTGTATTGCCATTGTGAAAGAATTCGAGCTTGCCGCCATTCGGGCAAGTGTTCTGCAACGGCAAAGTGACGGTATAGGAACCGCTTCCGATGCCGAGCTGGATGACCGAGCCGAGATCGGAGACGGTCAATATTCCGCCGGTCGAAACGGACTGATTGAAATGACTCGATTGCGAGCCCAACAAAACCGAGGTGATCGTCCAGGTCGAGCCATTATAGACGAAATGCGAAAACTGACCTTGCCGCAGATCGAGCTTGTGCAGCGCCTTCGACACGCCGATGAAACTATCCGGCCGGGTGACCGCGACAGGGCCGATGCCATTCAGATTGAGCGTGCAATTCGCCGTGTTGTCATGCCCGATGCGGACGATGATTTCCCGGCCGACAGTCAACACCGAACCATAGTCGGGGATCGAGACGACGATCGCATTCGCCGCGCCCGTATCCTCGCCATAGAAGAGGCGGTTTTCATCGCGGCGCAGGAAGGCCGTGGCAATGTCCGAAAAGGTCAGACTGGCCATCTGCCAGGCGGCCCCCGAATAGCAGAGCAACAGCACGGCATCATCGGCCCAATCGTCCGCCTCTATATCGAGGCCGGTGTTGCTGACGATCGGAACGGCGGGACGGCCGTTGACAATGATCTGGGCCGCGCCGATCGGCGCGTGATTGGCCCGTATGATCATGCGCAGGCCAGGGATCAATTCAGCCGGCGCAGGGTTGAGCGTGACGATCAGATTGCTCGCCGTGCCGGTATCCTCGGCATAAAGCATCTTGCCGCGCTGGATCAGATGCAGCACAGCCTGCAAGAGCATGCCATCGGCATGGTTCTCGGCGACAATGTCGGCGCCGCCGCCCGTCGTGCCATTGCCGCGCACAAGGCCGCGAAAGTTGCCGGAAACCTCATTCAGCCATGACGCCGAAATATTCGTACCATCGCGGGCGAGCGGCGAGGTGCAATCGACCGCGAACGTGTCCTGATTGGTCTGGGTGCGGGTGTCCGGAGTCGGACGCACCAACACTCCGCGCTGATTGGTGCCAAAGCCGAAGACATCATTCTGCATGCGTTACTGTCCTATAGAGTATCAGGGCATGAGCTGGCGCGATGCGCTCGATCAGGCATTGAAGAGGCTCAAGCGAATTATCGCCGCAACCAAGGCTTTCACCCGCCTGCAGCGAGCCGGCTTGCGGCTCGAGGGCTGTCGCGGGCTCGTAAGAGGGCGAGGACTCGAGATAGACGATGATCGTCAGCGTGGCGGATTCCATCGCGCCAGCCGTCGCCGACGGAAAGGCCGCAGACTGCTCATCGCAGCCGAGCTGCTTGCCCGCCTGAAACTGCCCGGCCATCGGCAGGTCGGCGCCGTAATAATCGGCTTGTGATCCAGCCTGATCGCCTGCCCTGCCGCCGCAAGCCTCCCAGGCAGAAACACAATCGATCGTCCATCCAGCGCGGGCCGCGACCTCCACAAAATATTCGCAGCGTTGCGCGCCTTGCGCCGCGACCTTGAGACAGAGATCCGGAAAGGGATCGCAGCCATCCGGCAAGCCATATTGCTCATGCCAGACATCGAGATGCTCATCCGCCGAGGCGCAGAAAAACTCTTCTCTGGCCTTGCAGATGCGATCATTGGCATAGGCCAGCACGCCAGCGATCGCGTTCCAGAAACGCCAGCGAAGCGAGCCGGGAAAAGGCCCGCCATCATGAGTTTCCCAGGCACGGCCACGCGGCTGCAAGGTGATCAGATAGGCCAAAACCTCATCCGCCGCCGGGCAGAGATCCCATGACAACCGAGGCCTGCACTTGTCAGCCATCCCTACCCCTTCAGCCATGCCCGCCCCTATTCGAAGACGAGAGCGCCGAGCACCGGGATCATTCCGGCCGGAATGACGTGATCCTCGACGTCGACGACTTCGGCCGAGTCGACGCCCGTCGCGCTATCGACGGCGCCCTGCACCCAGAGCGCCGCGAATATGTGCGGCCGCGCCAGATAAGGCATGGGCGCGATGAGCTGATCGATACCAGCCACGCGGCCCTTGCGGCGGATCATGTCCATCAGCTCGAGCCGGATGGCGGTACGGGTTGCCGATGTGTCGGGCGACAGATTGCGGATCGTCACGCCGACCGGATAAGGCTCGGGCGCAACCACGGTGACGATCGCCACGGCCGGCTGAACAAGCTGCAGCGTCGATCGGACCGCATCAATATAGGCCGTCGACGCGACGCCACCCGCCGCGACGAAATAATCGTCGAAGACCGGAAAGACCCTGACCGTTCCGGCGCCGCGCCAGAGCCGCTCGACGAAGACGCGCGTCACGCCAGGGACGGCAGACGCCCACATGACATAATCGGCCGCGTTACCGCCATGCGGCGGGTTGCGCATGCGAAACAGGATGCGCGCCCGATATGGCCCGTCACGCTCCGCATCGGCGCCGTTGAAAATGCCGGCGGGGCCGATGACAGCCTCGATGCCGTCAAGGCCAGGGCCGCTCGGCGGCGCGACGGAGCCCGCCGTGATGGTGAGCGGTGTGCCAGCAAGGCCATTGGCATCCGCGCCCGCGACTTGCGCGACGACCGCCACGGTGAACGTTCCCGCCTCCGTCAGCGCCGCTTCGGCAATCGCCGCATAAGACACATCGCCGATCGAAAAGAGCGTTCCGGCGGGCAACAAAACGGCATCGAGCGCTGTCACGGCGACATCGCCCGCCGCCAGAGCCGCGGGCTTGCGTGGCAGGCCATATTGGCCGCCATGCCGATCGAGCCATTCCTCCTCGGCGTAAAGCACGAAGGCCTGTTTCATCACCCAATCGAGGCGCTCGAAAAGCTCATAAAGCGCGCCCGCAAAAATCTTGGCCGTCGGCGCAATATTGTTGCGCTGGACCCAGGCATCCGTGCCCGGCAGGTTCGCGTTGAAACTCTGTCTGACGCGGACAGCCAGATCTCTCAGGGTCGGGACCAGAAACATCAGCGAACCTGCTGCCAGAGAATATCGAAGGTTGCCGAATAGCTGACCGATCCGGCCTGCCCATAGGCGGCAATGTCGAGGACAAGGCCGTGCCGGGCCGGATGAACGGTTGCCGAAGCCGTGACGCGCGCCACGACTTTCTGCGTGATCAGAAAGGCCAGAGCCTCGAGCGCGAAAGTCTGCGCCCAGGCCGCCATGTCGATGCCTGTCGCCTGCGTGACGGATCGCTCCAGCAGCCAGAGCAATGAGCCCATCGGCCCGTCTTCGTCATCGAAGAGAATGCCGTCACCCCACCAGCCGCGCGGATCGCCATCCACGAATTTGAACAGCGGATGATCGGGCGGACAGGCGCGATCGGTAAACAGAGCAATGATGATCGCCGTCTCGATGGCGCTCTTCGACCGGAAGCCGCCGATATTGTTGATCTCGTCGGGCTCGGCCAGAGCCCAGAGACCTTGCTGGGTCTGGCGGTCCCAGACCGTGTCCCACAACAGATAGACGTCTTCGGAACAGGCCGAAGCCGAGATCGTGATATCCATGAATGATCCTGAAAATCAGACCTTGGCGAAGACATTCGCGCTGGGACCAGACTCGGTCATGACGCGGGCGCAGCCCGAGCCATCCTTGCTGCCGAGAAAGACCTGAGCCGCATTGACATAGACATTCCCGGAGGCGTCGATCGTCACCTTGCCGTTCTTGGTTTCGATCAAAGTATTACCTGCGGCCGTGGTGACCGTGACACCATCGCCGGTGAAGAGCTTGATGACATTGCCCTTCGAGTCATAAAGCGCAGCGGCACCGCCGGGCAGGTTTTTCTGCCGATATTTCTGATGTTCGAAGCCGATTGCATGCGCATGATCGGAGCGCATGCCGATCGGCAGCAACAGGCCCATGCTGCCTTCCGGCGGATTGCTGGCAAATCCATGATCATGCGCCCGGACGACGTTCTTGAACTCTTCCGAGGCATAGCCTTTCAGGGTCAGCCGCTGATAATCGCCGCTGTCATCGACCTTGGCGATCGAGACGCGGCGCATGGCAGAATGGATGCCGTCGTGATGCTCATCGAGCCAATCGATCATGTGTCAGCCCTCAACAGTAACTTCGGGAAGCGTTGTACCAGCTGACCAATCGGAGCCTGACTTCGACGCCTTGCCGGACGATCCTGACTTGCCGCCGTGAGCGCGCGGATCGACGAGATTGATCCTGCAGAAAGAGCCCTGCCTGCCGTCCTGCTCATAAGCCATGGACTCGATCAGCAAATATTGCTCAAGTTCGCAGAAGGGCGAGGAGACCCAGACTTTCTTGCCCGGCTCCCATAAGTTTCCAGCCTCATCGTGCCAGCCCACCACCGTCACGGAGGCCTGCGTGCCATCGCCGGCCGCCTTGTCCTTGCGGGACCTGGCCCGTTTCTTCGCGCGCTTTGAATCGGTATCGCCGTCGTGAACGATGACGAGCGTCCGCTTGCGCGGCACCGAGCTGTCATCGGCTGACTCATCGACGCGGTAATCTTTCTCGGTGTGGCCATCATATTTCTGGCCGCGCACTTTGACATGCGCATGCCGGTGATCGACGCCGAAAGAGGCGGTTATATCGAGGATATTGATACCCTCGACGAGAGAGCCAGCCTGGTTTTGCGCGTTTGCACCGGCTTGCGTGATCAGGATGCTGCCGTCCGCCTGGCCGGCAAGCGTAAAGCCCTGATCGCGGCAAAGGCGCTGCACTTCGCGGAAAATGCTCGCGCCAGGCTGCAACTGATATTCATCGATCTTGTCGAGGGTGCCATCGCTTGAAAAGCCGATGCCATAGGCATCAAGCTCTTTCGCAATTTCGAGCGGGTCCTTTTTTTCGAACCGCCCCGTCTTGTGCTCGGCCGAGCAATCGATCGCATCGGCGCCCTTGGCCCGGCCGGAGATGGTAATCGAGCCGCTCGCTTTATCGAGATGGCCCTGCTTGCGCTCCAGAAACCCGTTGAAGATGATCTTGCCGCTCTCGAAGATCTGCACCTTCGCATGGAGCTTCAAGATCCTGTTCGTCGCGGCGCCCTGCTCGGCCGCGCAGCGCAAAGAGAATGAGCGCGCGGCTTCCTTGACGGACGCGTTGACGCTCACATGTTCCCAGCCGCGAAACGGCGTTCCGTCGATCGTGACGGTGACATTGGCTGTCTGCACCGGACGCCTCGCTCACACTTTTTTCGGATCAGGCGCGCGGCGCCAGCACCTGCAGGCGCTGCGGGCAGAAGGCCGGATGCGGCACCCGGTTGCGGGCAATGATCTCGGCCGAGCGCGACGGGTCCTGATAAAGCCGCCAGGCCCACCAGAGGCTCGGCATGGAGCGATTGGCACTGACCGTCACAACCGGCCGAAGATCACCGATCAAGGCCGTCAGCCAGGCGATCGGCGTCGATCGCAAAGTCTGCAGGCTCACATAAAGATCGGCATCCTGAGCCCCATGGCACTCATTCAGCTCGATATCGAACCGCTGCATCAGCTCGCTGCGCGCCGCAATGGCATCGGGGCGCGACTGATAGGGGCAGCCGACAAGCGCCGTGACATAGGCGGCCAGCATGGCGAGCCGCTCGACGCGCAGGACCGCCGCCCGATTGGCCACGTCCCTGGCCGCGTTTGCCGTCAGCGTCACGGGCTGACCTGCGGTCGGTGCCGCCGCATCATAGGCCTCGGCAAAGGCAATGACCGCCGCTTCCGGCTCCATGCTCGCGGCAAGATCGATCGCCAGGGTCACAATGTCCGTGACCAGCGCGTCATCGACGCCATTCGAGGTCACCCGCAGAGGCACCGTGTTGAAGAGCGTCTGGATGGACGTCTCGAAATCCGATGCCGCAAGCGGGCTGGGCGAGGCGGCCGAAGCCGCCGAACCCGGCAAAGTCTGGCCTGGGACAATCAGGCCCGGCAATGTCGCCCCGGCCCGGATCGCATCCAGCGCGGCAACCGCCGTCTCGAAACCGGCCACGGCGTTTTCGGCCAGATAGGCCGGACCATCGAGACTGACGCTCAGCGCGGCCAGGACGGCGGACGGCATGGCATCGGCCGCATCATAGGCCAGCTGTTGCAGAAACGAGAGCGTCGGCACTGAGGGAAAGCCGCCGCCATCGCGCACGAATTTGGCGCTATAGGCCACATAGCCCATGCGGTCCTTCGCACGATCGCGCGAAAAATCCTCACACCAGACATTGCCGATCGGACCCTGAACGGGAAGGACAAGCGTGCCAGACCCAGCGCCATCGAAGATCGATGCCAGGCTCGAGGACTGCGCATCCGACGTATCGCCGACAAGATAGGCCGTCACTTGATAGGTCTTGGCCTTGCGGCCCATATCCTCGACGAAAGGATCGTCGCGATGCGGAAACTCATGCAGGGCGAGCCTGCGGCCGCCATGCTCGCTATCCCGTTCGATCCAGAAAGGCACACCCTTGAAGCTGGCCTGCCAGAGGCTTTTCATCCAGTCGCGCGCCATTGCTATCTGCCGTCCCGCGAACCGTTGCGGCCGGAATCGTCCGAGCCGGTGTTGAGCTTGATGTGACCTGACGAACTTGCTTGCCGCGCCGTCTCGACGGCCCTGATCAGCTCGCCAGACGGTTCGACCTTGACGGTCACCGTGACATTGCCTTCGCCTTCGAGCTTCGCGGTGACGGGCGTGTCATTGCCGCTGAAATCACCGGGGCGTCGCGGCGGCAAAGGCATGTCGGACAAGGGTCCGATCTGGCCGAGAGATGGCGCCGGACCGCCCTTGTTTCCGAATGCCATCTGATCCGCGACGACCGGACTCATGCTCGGCGAAAGCGGATGACCTTCAGGCAATTGGCTGGCATGATAGACAGGGTCATCATAGCCGTTGACAAAATAATTCCAGACCTTGCCGAGATGACCCGCCACGCCGGGAGCCCCATCGACGGCGGCGCCGATCGGATTGCTCACCCATTGCGGCGTGTCCTTGTTGCCCCAGACATATTTCGAGAACCATTGAGGCATGGATTTCTGGACCCATGCATCGACCGACTTGCCTTGCGGCGATCCTTCCGCGTAGTCGAAGGCAGCATCGGCCGCCTGCGCCGCGAATAGGCCGGTCAGGACCGTCCCGATCGGCGCCAGCCACGGCAGGCTGCTGCCCGGCTTCGCCGGGGTGACACCGGGTGCTGCCCCCGGAGCAGCCGGAACAGCGCCAGGCATCCCTTTCGCGGCCGCCGCTTCCAGCGCCGTCGCGGCGGCCAGAAGTTTTGCAGAGGCGGGTGGCAGACCGAAACCCGTCGCTACCCAATAGGCCATGGTGCCAGCGCCAGCCAGGCCTGCGCCTGCCGCACCCACGGCAATGTCGGATGCCAGCTTCGGATTGTCGCCCGCGAGTTTTGCCATCCCCGATATGGATGCCGTCAGCAGCGACATGCCTTGCGCGGCCTGCGCCATGAGCGGCGAGGATGCGGTCCCGACCAAATTCTGGATCGCCGTTTTCAGATTGTTGAGGCCCGCGAACGGATCACCCTTTTCGAAGGTTTCACCCGCCCCGATACCGCCCGCTGTATCGTATAAAGTCGCATGGTTTCTAAAGGCCCCGCCCTGCACGTCCAGCTTGGAAGCAGCATTGGCGGCCGATTTTTCGAACAGCTGCGAATACCATCCGACCCGCGCGGCCGGGTCTTTCACGCCGATCTTGTCGAGATCCGGCGCGAGATGATCCCAGATGAACTTGTCGGGATCTTTAGCCGCCTCACGGCCGTATTTGATCGTGTGGCCGGCTTTCAAACCATGGATCTGGCCGTTTTTATTATACTCGATATCGTCATCGGTCACATAAGGCGTGCCAGATAATTTGCTGAACCGCAGCCATGCTTTCAGCCGATCCTGATTGTGACCAACATCGCCATTGAGAAATTTTGCCATCATGAACATGGCATTGGCGCCGGAACCGCCCGGCATTTCCTGCGTGATGCTGAGGCCCGTCGTGTTCAGAAACCGATCCGAAAAGGATGCGCCCAGCGCCTTGTATTGGCGCGCCGAGGTGAAGATATCCTCGCCGGTGATCGTATCGCCCATGACCTGGCGCGCCCTGAGCGCCGCGTCCATGAATTGCGTGAGCGCTTCAGGCCTCGTCGCCCGGCCAAGCACTTCCGCCGCCTTGAGATAGAAAGCCATCTCCGGGCCGGCAGAGCCGCCCTTGGCGGCATCCTGCGCATTGAGCACGGCCTGCGCCTTCATCGCGACCGGCATCATTTCTGGAACTTCATGCGTGTCTTGAAGGATGGACCGAAGCTCCTTATAGCGATCGAGACCAGATGCGATCGAGACGCCATGAATTGTTTGCTGGAGCTGCGTGACCTGCGACACAGCCGCGTCGATCTCAGCCTGCGGAATGCCGGCAACCCGCATATGCGTCTTGGCCGATTCAATCTCGGCACCCGCATGCGCGGTTTCCTTCACGCCATGCAAGACGCTATGCGCCCCGACATAGCCAGCCGCCATGCTGCCCATGGTGCGGAGCGCGCCATGATGACCCTTCTCTTCCGCCCGCAGCTCGGTTGCGCGGTGCCGCATCTCGGCGACGCGGTCCATCGTGTGCCGGTATTTGTCGAGGTTCTGTTTTGCAAGCGCATCGGCTGCCCGTTGCGCGCCCGCCGCAACCTGACGCTCGGCTTCGGCAAAGCGGCGGGCAGCCGAGGCGGCCTGATCGGAGACCTGCGAATAACGGCTCAGACGGTTGATGAGCGTATTGTTTTCCGCATTCCACGACGACATCTTCGTGGCAATTTCAGCCCGCTTGCGGGCGGCGGCGCTATCGGCTTCGGCCATCTTGCGCGTGGCAGCGGCCGCCCGATCAATTTCCGCCGTGAAGCGGCCAAGCCGATTGATCATGTTCTGCGACGCCATTTTGGCATCGAAATTCGACATGCCGTCGAGCATTTTCTTGCTCGCCATCTGATCGGCAACCTTGCCGACGCTGGCGGAAACCTTGCTGACCGCCTTGGTCTTCGACGCCAGATGTTCGAGCTTCTTTTCGACGGCGGCAAAGGCCGCGGCCGTCTTGTCCTCTGCGGTGATCTGGGCTTCGGCACGAAGAATGGTCGTCATTTTCTCTTCCGCTTCTTCGCCCGCATGACCGCCTCTTCAAGCAGCCAGTCGAGATGCGAAAACTTCTGATCGATGACGGCGAGACCAAGCTCGGCATCATAGATCAGCACGCCCATCGCCTTTTTCAGATCGCCTGGTCGGCGTCCGTAAAAAAACTGAGGACCAGCTCGCGCGCGGCCCGCGCATCCTTGAGATTGAGCATGTGCAGCAGCGTCTGGCCGTGTTCACCCATGACGCAGCGATGCATGTAATCCTTGATCACCGCATCATTGTCGATCAGGTAGAGGATATCATCCTTCGACTTGGACAGGATGCGCGGCTCACCGAGATCGAGGAAGATCGCGCCCGTCGGCTCCTTGAATTCAAGCTCCGAGATGATCTCGTCGTGAATTTCGATCGGCTTCGACAGACTGAGTTTCTTGCTGGCCATGCGAGGCACCAAAGAATGAAAAGGAGAGAGATAAAACGCACGCCCAAAGCGAGCGCCAAAAATCGAGTGTGCTAAGCCGCTGTCAGGTCGATTTGGCGCTATAGGATGGAGAATGAATTTCGAGGCCGGTGACCTCGCCATTCATGCGATCGACCTTCACATCGCCGGTGAAGACGGCACCCGTGTAAGCATGCACGACGCCCGTCGTGTCCTCGACGATCGAGAAATTATAGGGGCCGCCGAGAAGGATGGCATTCCAGTCAAGGGCCGTCGCCTGCCCCTCCGAGGAGTCTTCGAAAGTGACTTCGCCGCCATAGCCTTTCGGCGACATGGCGCGGCCGATCGAGCCATCCTGATTGACGATTTTTTCGGCCCTTTGCGAGGCGGGCTCGGTCGTAAGCTTGCCGCGCACGACAAGCGGGCGGCCGCCGAAGGTAAAACGCATGATACCGCCGAAGTCGGGCATCGGATGCTCCTAAAATGACGAGAGAAGATCCGGGCTGCTTCAGGCAGCGATCGGAAACTGCGAATAGATCGCCGCATTGGCCGCGATGATATCGAGCGGCGCGACGCGCTCCAGCGGGCAATAGACATTGACGCGGGCGCGGTTCTGCTTGTCGCGGACAACGACGAGCAGGCCGACGAATTCCTCATAATCGTCGAAGACGCCATTCAGGCAGAGCTGTTTATAGCCGTGCATGAAAGAGCCCGTGATGTCCTTCACCGTGCTGATCGCCGCCAGCGATCCGGGGTTGGTGTTTGCCAGGGCCTTCTGACCCTGCTCGTCGGCCAGCACGGTGCGCAAATATCTCAGGCCGCCAGAGACCTGATAGACCGACTGCACATCGCGGAAGACCGTGTCCGGCTGGCCCTGAATGCCGAGACGATAAGTGGTCACGGTCTTGTCGACGACGACATTGCCGGCCGCATCCACCTTGAAGGTCGAAATGCCGGACTGGTTGAGACCATTGCGGCCGTTGTAATCCAGCAAGGTCGACCGGTCGCGAGGCCCCTTGACGCCTTGCACGATACGGCCAGACTGGTTGCGCGAGACATTGCCGGTATTGCAATCGAAAAGCCATATGGCTTCGAGTGCCGCGCGGCCCGCAACATTGAGATAGCCCGGCGTCGGCATGCCCGCAGGCCCGCTGATCAGCGTCAGATGCCGATCGTTGAGCGTCAGGCCGAGCGTCGTGAGCGTCGAATAGTTACCGGAAGCATAGGCCCAGACATGCCCATAGCTTTGACGCGCCCAGCTCCAGCGGCCCGAAGCATCGTTGAGCGCGGCATAATAGCTGGCGGCCGGAACCGGATCGGACCAGGGCGAGACGATCACATCGGCCGGATCGTCCCCCAGCGCGGCAAGCGCCGAGGTCAGCACCGGAATGCCGACGCCAGCCGTCGCGACGGTCTGCGTGAAGACAGCGCTCTGCGCCAGAATATTGCCGCGATAGCTGGCAGGCACATAGATGTTGAGATCGGAGAAGACCGCGCCGAGATGGCGGCAGGTCAGCGTGATGATGCCGCTGCCGACATCGCCCCCCGTGCCGGCCGCAGCCGTCGCCGTCCATTGCAGCTGCGCACCTGTCAGAGAGTTGTAATAGGCATTGATCGCAGCAGTCAGGTTCTGCGCGACGATGAGGGGCGTATCGCTCGCGCCGACAGAAACCTGAATGGGCTCGCCGGCGATCTCGAGCGCCGCGACACCGGCGCCGGTGAAGGGAGCGACCTTGAGAGTGCGGACTTCCGCCGTGCCGGTTTCCGGCAGCGCGACGATCCAGACTGGCAGAACTGGCGAATTCTGCATCGCGATCCGATACATCTCGCGCAATTGCGAACCCGAGCCGCACAGGCCATCGACCTCGAGCTGCGACCCGACAGGCGTCGGCGTGTTGCTGGAGATCAAGCCGGACGCCGTCTTGTGGCCGAAAATCACGAAGCGGTTGACGTCCTCATATTGACCGCCGCTATTGACTTCGAACGCGAACAGAGGCGCGACGAGGCCGACACCGGGAATGTAGTTAAAGCTCGGATCAGGCATGGCCCAGCCCCTTTTTTGAGTAGAACAGGATCAGATGGCGGAAGGATCAGGCGTCTTCGGCAGCCGCGACGCCAGGAAGCGGAAGAGCATCGGTGACAGGGTCCGGCGCGGCTTCCGCAACAGGCTGCTCAACACCCGGCTCTTCATCGACCGACTGTGCATTGCCCGCGTCATCGTTTGTCTCATCAGCGCCTGTCTCATCAGCGCTTTTCTCATGGTCATCGACCGGAATGACCGATCCATCCGCCAGCAGGCAAAGCCAGAAGGCATCATAAGTGTCGGCCGTCTCGACAGCGCCGAAGAGGCGCGCCTGGCCCGGCATCGGCATCTTGTGATCAGGATTGGCGAGTTTCACGCGGATGAATCTGCCAGCCGTGACGGCAGAAAACTTAATGACGTCACCCATGATTTCCCCTCAAGTTGTCGAGCCGATTGCGGCATTGGTATCCGAAAGAATATCTCCAGGATCGGAGAAGGTCGCATGGGCAAGGTCTTCATTCGACGGCTGGACGCTCGCGTCGCGGCTCAAGGTCGAGAAGATGCGGATGCCGCCTTCAAGCGGCGCCGGGGCGCCATTGCCGATGTTATCGGCGACAAGCGCGATCACATCCTTCGCGCTGCCGTCCGGAAGCGCGGCGAAGAGATCGGCCAAAGGACGCGGCAGGCTGTTGTCATTGCCCCAGGCATCCTGCCGGATGCGGAGGTGATAGCGCAGCGTGCGCAGAGCGAGACGCCCGGCGCGATTGGTGTCGCGCTGCGGATCGCTGGCAATGCTCTTCAGCTCCATGACGAACAGCTCGACCAGCGGCGCCATGCGGTTGCGCAGATCCATGACGCGGCGGATCTGCGCCTCGAGCAGATCGATGATCGCTTCCCGCCTGCGATCCGCTGCGCCAGCCTCCAAGATTTCGATCACACGGTCCTGACCGTCCGGCCCCGCAATGGTGACCTGACCAATCTCCGCGATCATCAGTTCGAAAACGAGATGGACGTGACAGAGATCGGCAGCGGCGACCTCCGTGCCCTGGCGGCTGTTATCCTGATCCTCGGTATAGACCGTGACCAATGGCCTGCCTGCGAGCAAGGCGAGAGCATCGGCATATTCCTGCTCGCTCCGCGCGGTATCGACCGGATCGATCCGCGAGTCATAGACGCGATTGCCAGCCACCGTCGGCCATGAAGCCGCACCCACCGGCGCGAGCGATTCTATCGCGGCCAGGCGCAAGCCAAGACGAGCAAGCATGAAAGATCTCTAAGGACAGAGCGCTAGAACGCGTTCACGTAGCAGGCGTTGATGCCGCTCTTGAGCGGAATCACAAAAGCGATTCGCCATCTGTTGCCTTTTTCGGACAGCAGAACATCGTCTTTTCGGGCCGGGATTGGCTTGCCTTCCGCATCCGGCAAAAGCTCGATGCGCGGTATATTGCCGGCCGTACCGGGCCGCTGCGCCGTATGCACATCGAACGGGTTGCGGAAGATCGGGCTGGCAGGCTTGTCGAACCAGGTGCCACGCACCGGGCCGCCTGAACGCGACGTGTCGAGGACGGGCGGCGCATTGACATCAGCCGCCTCCTTATAGGGCGTCCATGTCCAGTCCTGGGCATAGCACTCATCAATGGCCGCATGAAAATCGGCCAGTTCGGAGGCGAAGGATGACGGCATTTTGCTTGCCCTACTGCTTCGCTACTTGAGGGCGCTAGGCGCCGGAGCGGCCCGACATCAGAGCCTTGGGCTGGACGCAGACGGCGAGCGGATAGGTCGATTCCTCGACATCGGCGTACATGTTGCGTTGAATATCGCGGACGATCCAGGAATATGCATCGAGGCCGGGCGTGTTGACGAATTCAAAACGTTCCGACGGTGCCAGAGCCCATTGGAAGATGCCTGAATTCACCGGGAAGAATTTTGCCTTGCTGGGCGGGATCGCCACGGTCGAATTATCATCCGTGCCGCGATAGTTGAACCAGCCGATCCCGCCATATTGGAATACCGACCAGGGCTTCGAAACCTCGTTGCGGAGATCCTGCGCCGCTTGCCACGCCTTGTAGGTGTCGCGAACCTCATCCGCAGTCGTCAGCTGATCCCAGAACTGATCGCCACAAGCTGCCCGGATACTGACACCGTTGCCGCCAAGGCCTTGAAGATTACGGATCATGGTACGGGTGACCAAGTTGCAGCTGGTGACGATATCGCCCTCTTCCGCATTGGCGAAATTGAAGGCGATTTCATCCGGCTGAGCCTGATTGAATTCAGCATTCCAGTCGTAGATCACGTCGCCATTGGCATCGATAACCTTGCCCTGGATCATGCCCAGCGTCCAGAACTCCTTCGTCAGCTGCATATCTTGCTTCAACATGAACTGTCGGCGGCCGACTTCCATCTGCAGGCTCATCAGCTCCGTCGTGCTGCCGAAGCCGCGAATATTCTGCAATTGCGAAGCGGTGATGCGCGATGACAGCGCCAGGCGGCGGGTCTTGAAGCCGCGCGCATCGCGCTGATCGCCACCCTTCTGCTTGGGCGGCTCACCGCGCAGCGACGTCTGGATCAGCGCCGGTGCATTGGCGCGTGCCTCGATCCAGATATCCTCGGTCGAAACCGGGACCGGAACGATAAGGCCGGGGATCGACTGCAAATAGGAAGGGACATAACCATAGCGGTCAACAGCAGCCGTCATGGACGTCGCCGAAAACATATCAGAGTTGAAGACATCCATCGTCAACATGGCGGCAGAGTTCCTTATGGGAAAGAGAAAGCTTTGTTTGGCCCTATTGCCTACCGGCTACTTGAGGGCCGCCTTAAACTCAGCGCAGGATGATCCCAGCGGCGCGGAGCTGATCCGTCGCCAGAGCAAGCTGCGGCGCAGTAATACCGGCCGGCCAAGTGAGATCGCTGGCCCGCACTTCCGTCTGGCGCAAATGCGCCACCGCCGGAACCGGCGAAGCGCCCAGCTCGATCTGGGTGAAGAGAATGCCCGCCGCCGTCTGCCAGCCCGTCGTCTGGGTGAGATCGAGCGCGCCCCAGAGATCGCTTGACGCCGCACGCACGACGCTGATGAGCCAGCGATCGCCGATGACGGCAGGCGTCGCGCCATTGGCCAAAGTGAATTTCACCGGACCATCGAAAAGCGTGCCGACCTTGCCGACACCGACGGAGACACCACGCGGATCAATGACCTCGATATCTGCCGTCGCACCCGCGCTGCGAGCGACAACCTGATAGGAACCCTGGATCGCATCAGCGCGCAGCGGACCGGCTCCAGCCATGGAGAGCACGCCATTGCCCGTATTGCCGGACGCTGCAGCCACGGAAGCGCTCATCTTCGTCACATCGCCGCGGCGGCCGATGACCGTGCCGGAAATGGAACGCGCCGCTGCCTTTGGCTGATAGGAAATGCGCTCGCGCGAGAAATAGCCGCTCTCGCCAGCTTCACTTACAATATAGCAGCCAGTGTGTCTGGTTTCGGTCAAAACCGCCATGTCGAAATCTCCTGAAGAGGTCGCCTCACGCCGAAAGCTGCGAGCCTGGAAGCCGCGAGCCAGACGCTGGTAGAGGGAAAAGTTAGTGCTTGAAGCCGCGCTGCGCGTTCAGCGTATCGGCGACCTTGTCCCAGGAGGCCGTGATCGCCGCCTGCTCCTTATGAGCCGCTTCCAACGCCGGATCGGCGTCCGGGGTGACGCCATGCTGCATTTCGCGGGTATCGAGGCCGATCGAAGTCTGCGACGCCGCAGCCGGCGAGGCCTTGAGCGTCGCGATCGCCTCTTCAACCGACATTTGCGACGAAAAGGCGAGATGCGTGGCGAGATTTTCGCGACCCTTCGCCTCCGGCGCCGATAAGATCGCCTTCGTGCGCGCATTTGCATCGGCCACGGCTTTGGTGAGATCGTCCTGCGTCAGATCCGGCATTTCGGGCTCCGTTCGAGAGGGTTGCGCCGGATTTTCCGGCTGTATGGTCTGGTTTTTCTGCCGATCTCGCGAAACATCGCGATCGGTGTGCGAAAAAAGGCTCGCAAGCGCCCCCTTCATGCCAAACCGCTGCTTTTTCTTCGGCGGCTCGGCCGAAAAGGCCAAAATGGACTGCGGCGCATGGGCATAAAGGCGGTAATTGAAGGCCACCGGTGGCTTTTCCTCAGCCGCGGCATCGAAACGGTCTGCATAACCGCGCGACACGGCCTCCTCACCAGTCAGCCAAAGCTCTTCGCGCATGTCATTGCGGGCTTCCTCGAGCGTTTGGCCTGTCTGGCCCGCGTAAATCGCCGCATAGGCGTTGCCGAGCGCGTCGAGGCTTTCCTTGCTCTTGGCATGATCGGCCGCATTACCCCAGGTGACCATGGACGGATCATGGATCATCAGGATCGCGCCCTGCCGGATGGCGATATCATCGCCCGCCATGGCAATGAGCGACGCCGCGGAAGCGGCAATGCCTTCGACCGAGATCGTCACCTTGCCGGCATGCATCGCCAGCGCGGCATGAATGGCGGCGCCTTCCGTCGCAATGCCGCCGCCGGAGTTGATCCGCACCGTGACATCCTGCGCGGGGCCGATTTCGGCCAGCGCCATCACGACATCGCCCGCCGTGAAGTAGTCGCCATACCAGGCATCGCCGACCGTGCCGAAGAGAAGGATCTCGCCGGCGACAAGAATTTTGGGCATGTTGAAAAACCTCTGGGGTGCGGAGCACGACTGCGCGCGCATCGCGGTTCACAGCAGGATGCGCAAAAACATCATCACGCCGCGCGCAGAAATTTAGCGAAGGCTGCACGAAGGCTTCGCTTCGCCTTCGGCTCTGCGGAGGGCACTGCTGGTTTGGAGGCAGGCGGCGGTTCTTCAGGCTCTGCCGCGTCCTGCGGCGTGGCAGAAATCACCTGTCGGACGATCTTGCGATCGGCCAGCTCTTCATTCTCGATTGCGATCTGATCGAGAATGTCTTCATAGTCATAGCCCTGATCGGCGCATTCGTTTTCGAGCGTCGAGGTCAGGCTTTGCATGCGCAAGGCGGCCGCTTCGGCTTCCTTCACCGGATCGATGAAACCACGGCCAGGGCCAATCCAGCGGGCGCGGAGGATAGCGCCAGGCATGGCATGAAACACGGCAAGATTGTCATTCGCGGCTTCAAGATCGAGACCTTGCATGCCGAGCGGGCGAGCACTTGCCGGAAGCCGGATGTAGCCTTTCGCAAAAGCCTCTTCCATCACCGCATAATAGATCGGGGTGACGACTTGCTCGACGAAGACAGCCGAGAGACGCTTGATGGTCCGCCAGACTTCATTCAGCGCCGCGCGGGCCGACGAATAATTGGTCTGCGACCAGTCCATCGAGAGCTGTTCATAGGACAGGCCCATGGCCGCAGCGATCGAACGCAGGAACGCCGTCTGAAACGAGCTGAAGGAACTCGTCTGACGCGGCGTCGAATTCATCTTCATCGTCGAGCCGGGCGGAAAGACGGGAATACGAACACCCCCGACCTTCGCCGGATTTTCGGTGAAATGCTTCACGACGCTGTTCGAATAACCCGCATATGTCGGCTCGCGCGGCGAAAGGCGCTGCGCGACTTCTTCGGGAGGTAGCTGCGTTTCGACAAAGGCGACATTCAACGCGTTCGCCGCTGCGGCCGCCAATTCATGATCCGCATGCTTGCCGATCATGCGCAGCCGCGAGATCAGCGAGACGAAAGGCGAGATGCCGCGCGTCTGGCCTTCGCGTTCCGGCTCGAACCCGTGAATGAAGATCGGCCGGCCCCAGCTCGTCACCCGCGCCACGCGCGTCCAGGTCGAGGACTGATCAGACGCCCAATAATCGCCGACATGCGCGTTACGGACGTGGTAGGCGATTGGCTCACCCAAGCCATCCATCTCGATGCCGCCGCGCAAGGTGCTTGTCACCGGCTGACCATCCGGATTGCAGAGACGATCCGGATCGATCGCCAGGACACAAGTCGAATAGCGCTGCGCCATGCCTTTCGACGGATCGCGCCAGCTCATCACCGCCGTCATCTCGCCTGCCGTCAGCATGGTGCGGCAGAACAAGCGAAACAGTCCATTCATCGTCAGTTTGCGCTGCGCATCGCAGGTCTTGCGCGGATCATCGGCGAAGAGCCGCCATTCCGCCTGCATCTGCCGCGCGAGCGTCCGCAATTCCTTGCGATTGGTAATGCCAAGCGCGACGCCATCCGGCTTTTCCGACAGATGCAGGCCCGCGCCGACGATGGAATCGACGAGACGATCGAGCCCGGCCCGCGCACTGGGGTCATTGCGCAAGACATCGCGGATGCGGGCGAGCGACAGATCCTTGGCGCCCAGCACTTCCGCATCGGCCGAGGCGGTCGAAACATACCAGGCCGCCGTTTCCTGACTGTCATAGCCAGCGGCGCGATAAGCCGGATTGATGCCGAAGCCCGGCCCGACATTGGCGACGCCGCCGAGATCCATGCGCGCGGCTTCGGCTTGCGCAGCCCGCAAGGCGCGTTGACGATGTTTGCGGTTCATGGATGCTTCCACCTAAAAGATGATGCCGATGCCGCCGACAACCCGGCCGCCGTCGATCCGCTCTTCAAGTTCGCTGATCCAGGCGCGCAGATCGGGAATCTTCGCGGCCGTATATTTCACCGTATAGCCATCAGCGAGGATCTCGACGGCAAGACGGCCGGTCAGCAGCTGATGCAGCTTTTTGCGAGCATCATCGAGCTGCGCCTGTAAGGCCATGATCTGGGCCGGATCGAGCGGCTGGCAGCCCATGTCAATCCTCCTGGTTCAAGGCCGCGAAGGCGGCGAACATATCGTTCGGCTTTGCTTCGACAGGTTGCGGTTGCGGCAAAGGGCGCTCTTCCGTTGCAGTCGGTAAAGGCGCGGCAGCCCGGAAGAGATCCGTCTTCAAAACCTCATCCGGCATGCCGCGCACGCGGGCCAGAGCCGCCCATTCATCCTTGGTCAGTGACGACAGGCCGAGATATTCGGCGAGCGCGAGATTGTAGACGCGGCAATCGAGCAGGTGATTGTCCTTGGTGCTGGCGCGGATCTTCCACACCGAGCGCTTGCGGCCGCGATAGATTTCCTCGGCGAGATATTCCGCCGTGAGCTGGCGGAAATAAGTCTCATCCACCCACATGCCGAAATGGCAATAGCCTTCCGGATCGGCCGCATGACCAGCACGCAGGCCTTCCTTGCGCAGATCCTCGTAAAAGGCGCCCTTGATCGGCCAGGTGCCGACCGGCCAGAGCCTGCAGCCCTTTTTGACCTTGCGGCCGGCAAGATCGATATCGACGAGGGTCGGCTGGCCGATCGCAGGCTTGCCCCAGCCGTCGCGGCCATCGAGCGCCAGAACCTTGTCGAGACCCGTGTCCGGATGCAGGCGCTGATTGTCGCGCACGAAGGCATAGACGACATGGCTGCGGTAGCCGGAGTCGATCCCCAGCGCATCGAGCCGACGCGTGCGGCCGAAGGCATCCGGATAATCGCGATCGAGCACACGATCGCGCAACTGGATGAAGGCTTCGCCATCCGGCGATTCCGTCGAGCCGTCGAGATAGAGCGCATCGACGAGATAGGTCTGGCGATCCGGCGTGATGGCGAGGATCTCGACCCAGATGCCACGCATCTGCACGTCGGCAGAGGCGACGAGGATGAGCCCGCGCGCCGGAATATGTCCGCGCTTGAAATGCTCCTCGCGCCGCGACATGAGCTTTTCATGATCGGGCGCATCGCCTGAAAACTCATACGGCAGGCCAAACCAGAGGTTCCAAAGCGCCTTCAGCTTTGTCGGATCGGTGCCGGCCCCGACGATTTTCGCCGCAATATGGTTCCATGTGACGAAGGGCGAACAGAGAGGGCTGAAATGATAAGAAGGAAAAGCACCTGGGCGTGAAGCCGTGGGCTGCCACCCGAAAGGCTCCCTACGCTTTTTGCGCTGGCAAGCATCCCTTACAAGCGCATTCTTCTCGAAATCGTTGATGATCGCGCCACAGCATGGCGCGACATAGAAGGCATTATGCGGCCACTCTTCATCATAGCGAAAGTTTGGTCCTGCTTCGAAGACGAAGCCTTCACCGCAATGCGGGCACTTGATCCGCAAATGCCGTTGATCACCTTGCTCGTAACGAGCTTCGATCTTCGACCCACCCTTGATGGTGGGCGTCGAAATATCGGCTTTCTTCCAGTCGCCTTGCGCGAGAAAGGAAACAAGGCGGCCATCGGAGAGATCAAGCGGCGAGCCCTGCCCGTCGAGATCATCCTCATATTGATCGATCTCATCGCGAAACAGCTTCTTGATCGTTTTCGATCGAAGGTCCGCAGAACTCGAGGCGATCGCGAGGGTCAGGGAGCCACCCGGAAAGCGCTTTGAATCAGACGTTGAACCCGTGGCCGAACGCGATGTCTGCGGAATGACTTTTCGCGAAAGGACTTCTGAAGCATCGATCGTCGGCTGCAGCTTATCGCGATTAAAGTCATTGAGAGCCGCTTGCGTCGGCTGCAGCACCATCATCCGGCATGGATCGCGATCAATCGAATGGCCGATTGCCGCGATCAGCATCTCGGTGAAAGCGGTCTGCACCCCCTTCATCACCGCGATTTCATTGACGCCGGAATCAGGCCCCATGTAATCGAGCGGCTCTTCGATGTAAGGCGTCAGATCAAGAGACCATGGCTCGCCAGCGCGAGGGCCATCTGCAACGATGAGATTGTTGTCAGTCGACGCCCAGACCGAAGGAGGCATCGGGACAGGCGGCAGAATGATCGCAGCGAGCGCGCCAGCGACGATGGCGATGGCCGTATGCTTAAACTTCATCGCCCTCCCCTCCGTTCGCGTTTGCTACAATCTTCATGGATTGACTGACCTTCATACGAAGGTCATAGGCTATCTCTTTCATCAGACGTCGCGCGCCAGCTGAGCCTTCCTTTGCAACAGCCGCCGCAAGATCATCTGCACGTGATGGCAATTGGTTGACGGCCTGCACGAAGATCTCGGCGCATTTCACCATGGCCGCTTCGACATCTTCGATCGGCAACACCTTGCCCAGGCGTTCGGCCAGATCGAGCTGCTTGAGGTCAGCGTCATAAGCGGCACGCCGGGCTTGTTCCCTGACAAGGACATGATCTTTTTTCTCAGGATCATCGGGATGATCCTGAGAAGGCGCCTGCCCCGTTCCATTGAGCTGCCGAACACCATCCGTGGTTTCGCCCGTGACCTTGTCGAATTCAGCGACATTCACAAGTTTTGAACCCCGAGGACCATTACGAGTGGTCAGCAAGTTCTGTTCGGCGAGCCGCGAAATCCGGCGCGAGATAGCAGCTTTATCGACGCCTTTTTGCCGTGCAAGCTCGGAAACAGTAAGCCAAAACCCTTCCACAGCATCACCGTTGACGTTGTCCGTTGACACTGTTGACACCGTTGACCCTAAATCCTCACAGCCTTACTAGCGTTTTTCGACATGCCGCGCGGCCCGCGCCGGTTTCCGGACGGGGGAAGGACCCGCGAGCCAAATCACAGCAGAATATCGTTAAATGCCCATGGCCTTGGACATTGCCTTCAGCAATTGCTGCGGGACCTCTGCCGCCGCGCTGCTCATGAACAGCTGCGGGATCGTCTGATCATCACGCGTCAGACCCAGCATCTGCTTGGCGAGGTTCGGACCATAGAGCATACGGACAGAGCCGCGATCCTTGTTGCGACGAGCCATGAACACGCCGGGTATGTAACCACCGCCCGCCTGTTTCTCCTGGAACGAGCGAGCGAACACGCGCGCCGTAGCCCAAGGACTTGCCTGCACGCCTCTGGCCATGCGCTTGACCGGGAATTCACGGATCGGGATCGGCTTGCCCCGTGCCACGATGGTGAACGTCAAATTGCCAGGCGAGGCAGGCATATTTGCCGTGCGGGACGTGATGGACGCATATTTCTTGACACCCGTCTGCGCCCACAACCCGCGCCGCACCGCCGTGAAAACCTTGCGGCCACCATTGTTCAGCCCATAAGCAAGCGCTTGCGGCATGCGCTCGCGAACCTTGGCGAGACCATTGCCTTTTTCAAAGCGGACGCCCAGAGCGAGGCTGTCCATCAGCGCCGCACCAATCTGGCCCGTGCCGCAGAAAGCCGCTGCGCCGCTTGCGTCGCCAAGGCGCGGCCATCCTCCGCCATGGTGTGCATGACGAATTGCACCGACTGACCGGCACGACCCATCTCACCATGCGTGAGCGCGCGTGCGGCCTCAGACAATGCAACCCGTCTTTCACCGCAACGGCACATTTCAACAACCCTACATATGGAGGACAAAACGAAAGCGAGCTGAAGCGTTACATGATTGCCTCCAGCACAAGAGATCTTTGGTTGCGGGGACAGGATTCGAACCTGTGACCTTCAGGTTATGAGCCTAACGAGCTACCGGGCTGCTCTACCCCGCAACAAAAAAGCCCGTCTGCGTGTGATGCGCAGCGGGCTTTGTCTCATTCTTTTTAACCGTGATCAGATGTATGTCAAACTTGCATCGAACACAACGCAGCCGTCAAAACAGCCCTGTAGATTTTATTTTATGTACCTACATGATGTCGCGTAGATATTTGTTATCACATTATTTTCATGCTTGTGGAAAACATTTGGCATGATGCACGCGGCGCGCCTTTTTAGGCACATAAGGCACGCGCAGCGCGGCAAGGTCAGGCAAAATAATCTTGCCGAAGTGCTTCGCCTCTTCCTCCCACGGACGCATCGGGCGCTCGCAGGCCGTCACTTCATGCGCCTGCAACATGCCGAGCAAGTCCTCGTAAAGCACACCGAGCGCGGCATGCCACAGCTCATATTCGGCCCGGCCGACAATGCCACCTTGAGGATCAGGATCGAGATAGGTTTTGCGATAGGCGTCAGGCTTCGGCATCCGCCATTTATGGTCAAAGCCATCGACCTCGATCTCCTCCATCCGCGACCCACCATCGCAGGTTTCGACGGCGCGAAGCTCGCGACGAAACCATTTTGGTTCGCCCCCAACACACACAAACCGCGTCTCAGGAACATCGATCTCCGTCACCGGGCAGCCGCCAAGGATCGCATGTTTGAAGACCAGCCGGCGCGGCGTCACCTTCAGCCGATTGACGCCATCCTTGTCGATCGATGTCAGATCCTCCAGCGCCGCAGCGATCGCCGGCGCTTCGTGATCGCCCAGCGCAATATCGCTCAGCGGATTCCATCCGTCTGGAATGGAAAGCTCCAGCTGATCGAGGCGTATCATCGCAGCATGCACAGCCAGCGCGTCCTCATGCGGCGGCAGCGCAGCGGAAAAGTCAGGCACCACGCCAAACCGATTGTCATCGAGCTTCAGCGACAATTCCTCAGCCCAGCGGTCGACAGCATCCCAGGCCCGCGCATAACCTTGCGGACCCTCGGCCTGCCGCGCGATTTTCGGCAATTCCTCGCGATAGGCCCAGCGCAGCAAGGCCTCGATATCGATCTTGCGCTTGGCGGCAGGCTTATCAGCACAGCCTTGCGGCCCTTGCCAGCTGCGCGCCAGTGCAATCAGTTTTTCGCGGCGTTCCTTTGCGGGCATCGATTCATCCTCAAAATAGCGGGGCATCAGGCAGCATCTTCATCCGCGTCGGGGGGATCTTCCTCACGCGGGTTTACGGATCGGTTCGGCGCGCGGGGCGGGAAAAGCGTCGCCCGCCAGATACCCTTTCGTGGCCTGCCCTCGGCGTTTTTGCCATCAGCCCGAAACAGCGGGCGATTGCCATTTTCAGCCCGCCACACGGCAAGCCAGGCATCGAAGGCCGGTGTCCCCTCGATCACGAAAACCGGTTTGGCGGCGGCCTTGGCGACGCCGGAGGCAAAGGGTTCGAATTTCTTGTCGCTGAGGTAGCGGCGCGCCTGTCCAAGGCGCTTGCCCTTGGCCTTTTGCGCCGCGACGAAGGCAGGCACCCATTGCAAGGCCAAGACTTTTTCGGCCGGGCTCAGGCGATGGAAAGATCGCCGCGCGGGTTCGAACGGCTCCGCGCCTTCCCAGGGCCAGAGCTTTTCGAATTTCGGCCAGAGATCGGGTGCAGGCTCATCCAGCCCGGCAGCCTGGGATTGGTCAGGTTCAGGATTTTTAAGGGAAACCTTTTGGAAGGGTTTAATATAATTATTATTATATACTATCTCCGCGCGGGCGGGCGAGGATGAGATTCCCGCGCCGCGCGTCGCAGCATCCGTGCCATCCGCTTTTTCCGCCGCGTTTTCAACCTCTTGCGCCGCAGGCCGTGCAAAACCATCCGGCTCCGGCGGATTTTGCGAATCCTCCAGTTTTGGGTCCGTCGCCCCCTCGGATTTTGGGTGCGTCGTCCCCTCCAGTTTTGGGTCCGTCGCACCCAAAACTGGAGGATTCGCGATTTGTTCACCGCTTATCCCGGCCCCTGTTTCTAACGCGGGCGTTTTTTCAAGCCTGGATTTTTCGGTTTTTTCCCGCCAGCCAAAGGTCGCGGCATAGGCGCGGCAGGCCTCATTGCAAAGCACGATGATGCCGTCGCGGCCGTAATAGCCATGCTCGGTGCGGCCGCGCCCGATGCGATAGATGAGGCCTGCCGTTTCCAGATCCTGCAGGCGCTTGCGCACCGTCTCGGCCGATTGCAAAGTGGCCTCGGCCAGTTCCGCCTGCGAGGGATGGCAGTCGCCCGCCTCGCCCGCATATTGCGCCAGAACGACAAGCACGAATTTCGCCGAGGACGAGCAGGCATGCTGATGCAGCGCCCAATTGAGCGCGCCGATGCTCATGACAAGGCTCCGAACAACGGCGCGGCAATGGTTTTGATGCGCGGCTGCGTGGCCTTCGGCTCATAATTCGCCGCGACCAGCGCTTTCGCCATGCCGGGACAGACCGAATTGCCGCACATGCGGCCTTGCTGCTCCAGGGTGAAGTCGACGCGCTCGCCTGTCTCGGCAATGCCATGATCGATCGTGTAATCAGGCCGAAAGCCTTGTGCCGAAAACCGTTCGCGCGGCGTCAGCATGCGCATGCCGATATCGGTGATAACGAAGCTTTCGCCGTCGATCTCGACGGTCACGAGCGCGGCGCGGTCCTTTGTCGTGACCGTGTGCATGGGATCGTCGCAGGCCTGACCTTCTCCAGTGCCGTAATATTTCGAGAGAAAGCTCGCAACTAGCCCGGCGTGATTGCCTTGCGCCGAAACCGTCTGCAGCGGCTCATCCGTTGCAGCATCGCGCCTGTCTGTCCCGCGCAAATTGATCATATGCGTGGCGACAAGGCCTTGAGTGGAACCCTTGTCGACGATGGTCGAAACTGGTTCTTCGCAGCTATGGCCAACCATGTCCGTGTTATGCTGCGCGAGGAAAGCGGCAACGACCGCAGCGTTAGCCCCACCTGCCGTCATAGTCTGGGTCGGATCGTCGCCTGCGCTGAACGGTTTGCCTGAATTGCGCATGGTCGACAGATGAACGGCTGCCATGCACGCATCAGCCTTTGCCGTCTGTGTCAGCGCAGGTTCGTCAGCTGGCCTCGGCTCGCTCTGACCGGCCCGGCCACCGCAACCAACGAGGATCGGTGCGACAAGCCCCAAAGGCGCCGCGCCGCCGCCATGCGTCTCGCTGGCATGCGAAGTGACGGTTGCCAATGGCTCATCACAGCCTTGCCCGGTGGCCCCCCGGTTGAACTTAGTAATGAATGGCGTGACGAGCTGGTTCTGATCCTTGATCGAAGCAGTAATCGTATGAATCGGCTCATCCGCTGCGCGAACAGCCCCACCCTGCTGCGCATAGCTCAGAAACGGCATGACCAGCGCATCATCACGCTTCGCCGTCTGTGTATAAATCGGAGCGTCGAGAGGCTGATCGCGGGCCACATCGCCAGCATAGCCGGTATGGTTTACCTTGATGATGAAAGGCTTCGCCGCATTGATGACATAACGTATCGTGCCTTTCGCGACGCGGCTCATCGTATTGTCGGCGAGCGGCCGGATGGCGCGGAGGCCGAGCTTTTCTTTAATCTCGGCCGTCGTGTCGAAAATCGACGGACATGGCAGAGAGAAATCGAGGATCTCAGCCGCCGTGCGCCACGGCTTCAAGGTCCCGGCGGCGATCAAGGCCACATCTTTCGCATCCTTCGGGTTGCCATGCGTGCGCGCGGGCCAGACGATAGGCCTGCCGTCGCGGCGCATGACGACAAAAAGCCGCTTGCGGATCGTCGGATCGCCATAGTCGCACGCCCGCATTTCACGCCATTGCGCGACGTAGCCGAGCTGCTCGAAACCAGAGATGAAAGCCTTGAAGGTCGCGCCCTTCTGCAAGGGGCACGGCCGCCCGTCTTCGAGCAACGGGCCCCAGTCCTGAAACTCCTCGACGTTTTCAAGAATAATGACGCGCGGCCGCTGGCGCTTGGGCAAGCTTTTGACCCATTGCAGCCCGACCCAGGCGAGGCCTCTGATTGCTTTCTCGCGCGGTTTGCCGCCTTTCGCCTTCGAGAAATGTTTGCAGTCGGGCGACATCCAAAGCAGGCCGATCGGCCGCCCCTGGCACATGCTGCGCGCGTCGACGTGCCAGACGTTTTCGACCATATGATGCGTGCCGGGATGATTGACCCGGTGCATGGCGAGCGCGGCGGCATCATGATTGATCGCAATGTCGGGATCGAAGCCAAGCGCGGCGCGGATGCCTTCGGACGTACCGCCGCCGCCTGCGAAGGAGTCGACGACAATCTCATGGCGTGAGACTGAAAATGGCGCGTTCATTCAGGCCCCGCCTGCTCTTTCAATGCTTTGTTTCGCCGACGTTCGGCCCGGCCGACATGCTGCTCGAGCACATCATTGATGCGCGTCTGCCAGCCGGGGCCATCGGCCTTGAAATGCGCGATCACATGCGGTGCCAGCCGGAGGGTTTTCGCGATCTTCCTGGCGTCTGATGGTGGACGGCCGAGAGCACAAGCGTTCATTCGGCGGCGCCGCTGAACAGGGTTGCGCTGCCCTTGGCTTCCGCCTCGGCGAGATTGCGGACGGATTGCTGGAAATAGCTGTCCTTCAGCTCGGTGCCGATAAAGCGACGCCCATTGAGCAGCGAAACCCAACCTTCCGAACCGATCCCCATAAAGGGCGAATAGACCGTCTCTCCTGGGTTTGAATATTGCAGAACAATACGCTCGGTCAGATCGAGGGGCATCGGGCAAAGATGCTTTTCGTCCGCGTCTTCCCGCGCCACTTTGACGTTGAGCACATTCGTCTCACGTGTATCGAGCCAAACGGATTCCGCGAAGGCCTGCCACATCTCGAGCGGAAATTCATGCTTGTCATGCAGGATTTTTGGAACCTCATCCATGCCGTCCGCCCATTTGCGGAACACGATGATATATTCCGGCAACCCGCCGCCACTGCGTGCCGCATCTTCACGGAAATGCTTGTAGAGTAGCCTGTCAGCCTTGGTTTTTTGCATCTCCTTCACAGGATCGCGGCGGATTGTGATGAGTCGATGATAGGACCATCCCGCCCGCAAATGCGTGTAAAGACAATCGGCCATGAACGGCTTCAGGCCACGATCGCCGCGCTCCGATGAGTTGGAGTAATAGACGAGATCCTTGACATGGATCGCCGTCAGCCGCCCCGGTTTGGTGACACGCAACAGCTCACGCACGAGAATTTCATAGGTCGCCTGAAACTCATGATCGCTGCCGACATTGCCCATGTCGCGAGCGCTCTCGGAATAAATGTAGAGAGACGAAAAGGGAGGCGAATAGACCGAGAGATCTATCGAATTATCCGGCAGGTTTTGCGCGGTGAACTCGACCGTGTCGCAATGATAGGCGGCAAACCGCGCGCCATGATGCTCGGAAATCACTTTCATGCGGACACCAGCCAGTTGGGGAGATGAACTTCTGTTGTTGGACTGTAGGGCTGCAGGACATGCGCTTCACGCGCTGCCCGGCTCATGGCACCCGCCATCGCTGATTTCATGCGATCATGATCATGTGCCTTGCGCATCACGACGTCATAAATGGCCCGCTCCGTGTCTGCGCAGGCAATATGCGCATGCACATCCCGCCTCTGTCCAAAGCGGTAGAAGCGCCGCACGGCCTGGTAATATTGCTCGTAAGAAAAGGAGAGGCCCATAAAGGCCGTCCGCGCGCAGTGCTGCCAGTTAAGACCAAAACCAGCGATCGATGCCTTTGTGACGATGTTGCGGATCTGTCCGCGCGAGAACGCCAAAAGCTTTTCTTCCTTCTCTTCCGGCGATTGCGAGCCGCGCACTTCAATCGTTTCGCCGCGTGGCAGCCGCGCCATCAAGGCATCGGCCTCGTCGTTGGTCTCACACCAGACGGCCCATGGTTCACCGGGCTCACACGCCTCAAGCGCCGCGATGCGATCGGCGCGCTGCGCGATTGAAAGACGCTTCTCAAAATGGACAGACGTCGCCGACATTTCCGGCATACGGAAAAGCCGCGCCTGGCCGTCCTTTTCGTTACCGGCATCGCGGCCTCTATCAGCCTGCACGACATGCTGATGCACATGCAGCGGCGGCAGCGTGAATCCATCATCGGAAAACCCAAGATCGGAGGGCTTAGAGACACAGCGCGCCCAGCTCGCAACCCAATCCCAGAAGGGCGTTACGGCGGGACGCTTCAGACGATAGCGCCCCATTTCCGTCTGGTCCGCGATGAACCATCGCGTCAGCATTTCATTGGCCGCCATGACGCCGAGAAAATTCGCGTGCTGGCCCAATTCCATATGATCATTGGGTGCAGGCGTCGCTGTACAAGCAAGGCGGTAAGGCGTCATTGCGAAAGCCGTTGTCAGCGCCCGCGTCGTCGCGCCGGTGAAACTTTTGAGAATAGAGCTTTCGTCGAGAATGACGCCGCCGAATTTCTCCGGGTCTATCCGGTCGAGACGCTCGTAATTCGCAATATAGATTTGCGGACCACGGACTTCGCTGCCAAACCTGATTTGTTTTGCTTCTATGCCTATCGCACTGGCCTCAGCGGCATGTTGTGCACCGACAGCGAGGGGCGCAAGCATAAGAAGCGGTTTATTGGTTGCTTCGACGATACGCTCGCCCCAGGTCAGCGCCATGCGAGTCTTACCGAGGCCCGTATCATAGAAAAGGCCACAGCAGCCGGCACGCAACGCGAATTCGACGCCATGCTTTTGATGATCGAAGAGATCGTCCGGCAAAGGCCTCCAATGATCAAGGCCCCGCGCGTTGAATGAAACGCGTTTCCGCGCAATGAGCGCATGATAGTCCGCGAGCGACGACGTCATCCCCGCCCCTCCGCATCGATCAAATGGTTGAGCTGCTCGATATCCTCGACGAAGCGCCCCGCCGCCAGTTCGGCTTCGATCTTGCGCACCGCATGCAGCACGGTCGTATGATCGCGGCCGCCGAAGCGCCGCCCGACTTCCGGCAGGCTTTTCAGCGTCAGTACCTTGGCGAGATACATGGCGATCTGGCGCGGCCGCACGACATTGGCGGTGCGCCGCGCGCTTTTGATATCCTCGACCGTGATGCCGAAATGCCGCGCGACGATTTTCTGAATCGCATCGAGCCGCGGCACAGGCCTGTCGATGCGATGCGCGACGAGATCGGCCAGCAGGCCGACCGCGATATCGAGCGTCAGCATGTCATGCGAGTGCAGGCAGAAATGCGCATGCAGTTTCTGCACGGCGCCGATCAGGCGGCGCGCATCGTCGAAGGCCTCGAGGCAAAAGGTTTTGACCGGCTCCTGCAGCCAGAAGGCCGGATCATAGGCCTGCGCATCGGCGATCGCCTGCGCCAGGATCAACGCGCGCGCCGGCAGATCCGGCGGCTGCAATTCGGTGACGAGACCAGCCAGCAGGCGGCCGCGCAGCCGCTCCGGCACATCGAGATCGCGCGGCGGCTCGGTCGCGGCAATGAGCGTCGGCCCGCCACGATCGAGGATCGGTAAAAAACCCGCCAGATGCGCCTGCGTCAGCCGGGGCGCGAAAATCTGGAAATCATCGATCAGAAGAATATCGTCGCGATCGACGCGCGGCAGGCCGCTGCCGCGCAGCGCATAGAGCACGCGATCCGGCGTGAGGACGATGACCTTTCGCGGACCGCCGCAAGCGGCCTGCCCCAGAGCCTGCAGAAGATGCGTCTTGCCGCTGCCCTCGCGGCCATGCACGAAGGTCAGCGCGCCGAGCGAAAGATCGCCCCGGCAGAGCCGCTCGCCCGCCATGACGGCCAGATGATTGCCTGCGCCGACCGCAAGCCGCAGGCGCGTGAACATCCTGTTCCAGCCATTGGGCGGCGGCAGATCCGCATGAAGATCCGCGTGAGGCGGCTCATTTTCCGCGCGGCGGCTGAAACGATCGGCCAGGGCCTCCCGTGGAGCGGGCGCTCCCTGCAACTCCGCCGCGGCGGACCGCATCTTCTCCGGCGCAGGCAGAAGGGCATGCGGAAGGGATTGTGACGGCGCGCGGATATAAACCGTCGGCCCTGCCAACAGCCTGGCCCGCCGCGCCATATGCGCCCGATGCTGGCGCAAAAGCTCCTGAGAGGGTTCGGGCGGCAGAGACATCAGCCCTGCCCCTTCTGTTCAAAAACCTTGGTTTTCAGGGACAGGAAATCGGCCTTGATCTTATCGAGCGCGGCGGACAGGGCCTCTTGCCGTTCCATGGCTTGGTCGAACTGGGCTTGCAGTCTTTTGTTATGATCATCCAGCGCCTGGGATAAACGCACGAGATCGGCGTAAAGCGCGGTCAGATCTTCAAGCGTGGTATCCTCGACCAGCGGCCAGAAATCGCGCTCGCGGCGCTCCCGCACCACCGCCTCGACAAGACCAAGATCCCTGGCGATGGCGGCATCGCTCTTGCCCTTGCGATAGCATTTGCCGGCTTTGTCATAGACATCATCCAGCATCATGTAGAGATCGACGATCGCATGCGAGGCCTGTGCTGAAATCCCCGCAGGCGTTGGCACTTTCGACGCCTGTGCCGAAATCTCTGCTGCCGAAACCTCACCCACAGGCAGGCCCTCCGGCGCGGATAGGTTTAGTCCGGCAAGCGCCGTCTTCAGGTCTGGCATGACTTCCTCCTGCGATTGCCCCGATGGTTTCCCGGCGGCCTTTTCAGCCCGCGCCTCTTTTTTCTCCTGCCGCTCGAACCGCAGGCAGGCCGGGCAGACATGCCCCCCCTTGCGCACGCGCCATTTGCGATGCTCGAACAGCTGCGCCACCGCAGGCGGCGGCAGGCGCCCATGCGGCGCGGAAACAGCTTCATGCGCCGCACAGCGCGAGCAGAAGATCTCGAAACAGGGACGCGGCACCGGATCGTCGCCGCGTTTGAGATTGACGAGCTGAAATTGCATGTCGCTCGCGCGAACGCTTTTCGGCGCGATGCTCATGCCGGCGCCCTGATCAGGCAGACGAGATCGGCCTCGGCTTTCTCATGCGTGTCGCCCGGTTCACGGCGCTGATGCAGAAAGGGCCCGGCGATGCGGGGAGCGGGATCGGCAGCCTTCTTGTCTCGCGGGGTTGTGCGCGTACCGGCCTGATAGGCGAGACGCATGCAGTCGGCGCAATAAGGCGCCTGCGCGCCCGCCATAATCTGCGCGCCGCAGAAGCGAAAATCATCGCTGAGCGGATCGCCTTTCGGATAGCGGCAGGCGCCGGCGACAAGATCCTCGAAGCGACAGACAAAGCGCTCGAAAGGCTTTTCTTGCGGCTTTTTCTGCGGCGTGCCTTTCATCGCCGCGTTTTTCATGGCTGCGCTTTTCATGGCTGCGTTTTTCATGGCCTGGCCCTCTTGAGATTCTGCAACGCGCGTTCGGCCATGGCCGTATGGAGGTCGCGGGAGTCTTGCGCGTCATAAGCGGCGATCATGGCTCCCCGCGCGCGGCGCAGCAGGCGCTCCGCGCGATACGCCTGCAGACAAGTCATCATGCGATGCCACAGGCAGATCGCGAGCAGGCGCGCGGACATCACCTCTCCCCCGTTGATCCTGGTTTCACGATCCTGGTTTTCACGCTTGCGCGTGGCTGAATTTTAAAGCCGCGATTCCAGCTCGGAGATCTGCTCGGCGAGCCGCTGAAGATCGGCGGCGACACGCTCGCGCGCCGCGCCATCCTGCGCCGCAAGCAGCCAGTCGGGCGGGCGGCTCATGAGCGCCGCGAGAAAATCCGGGCCATAGGCGGCAACGAGCGAGATCATGGCGGGCAGGCTCGGCAGCGAGCCGCGATCCAGCCATTTGCGGACCTGCACCGGGGCGAGGCCCGGCACATCGGCAGCAACCATCTCGGCCGTCTTTACAGGATGCCGGCCGCGCAGAAATTGCGCGATGCGCTCGCCAAACTCTTGCGAAAAGGACAACTGTCCAAATTTCTGGGACAACTGTCCGAATTTTTGTGACGACTGTCTCATCGAATTCTCCGATGTTGGGTGCATCGGAGGACGCGATATTGCCTGCGGCCGTACAGCCGAAGGGAACTGCGCCGTGCCGCATAAACCGGAATGAGGTGAATCGACGAAGCTCATGTCAGACACTCAGCAGAGCAAGACGGATCGCGCGGCGTTGCAGCGCCAAACGATCGACAGGATGAAGATCGACAGGTTGGAAGAAACACAAAAGGATCGCGCCGCGCGGCTCGCCCGCGCACGCGGCCTTCTCGAAGAGAAGCTGATGCAATGGGCAAAAGCCGTTCGGGCCGCGCGGCTTCATGCGTCACCGCCTTCACCGGGCGGCACCGGAGGTGAAGAGGGATGACGGCGATAGGCATCCTTGAGTTTGACCCGCACCTCGCCGAAGCGCTCGTCCCATTCGATGGCATGCAGCTTCTCCTCGGCCTCGAGGCAGGCGCGGCGCTTTTCATCCAGCGCCGCCATTTCGCCAGCCTCGACGAGAAGCTCATAGACAAGGCTCCCGGCTTTGGTCGGCAGATAGATGCGATGGCCGGTATCATTCGTGTCGAACCGGACAAGGCCACGCCGTATCAGGCCATTGACGGCATGACCGTCGAGGCCATAGCGGGCGAGCTGATCGCCGGCGCACAAAGCCGAGAGCAGGTTGACCTGCTTCTCGGAGAGCTGCAGCAGGAAATTGCGGCCGAAGACATAATCTCGAAAGGTCTGGTTCATGGCGCGGAGCCCTCCGGCTTGGCTTCAGCCAGCTCCGGTGCAAGCTTCTCGAAAGGGACACCCGACATTTGCGAGACGGCCCGAGCCCGCAAGGGCGGGACACGATCCCATTGCGCCACAGCCGACCGCGAAATCTTCAGTCGTCTGGCGATTTCAGCCTTGGACCCGATGATGCGCACCGCACTTTGGAAAGCTTCGGCGGCAATTTCGTCGGACGACGGCTCAGGGACGGGGTTTTGCTCCATGTCCCAGAGGGTAAGTTTAACTTACCCCTTATGTCAAGCGTTTCTTACTGCATGGGGTAAGCGGGACTTCCCCATACTTCGCCTATGTCTTTAGGCGAACGAATCAAGGAAGGGCGCCAGCGCGCCAACCTCAGCCAAACCCAGCTGGCCAATAAGCTCGGCTCGCTGAGCCGCAATGCCGTGAGTCTTTGGGAAGCGAACCGGACGCGCCCATCGACGGAGCATCTCTTGCGGCTGCCGACGATTCTCGATGTCGATCCCATCTGGCTGCTCGCGGACTCGACCTCGCAGAGTGTGATCGAGGTTCGTTTGCTCTCATGGGTTTCCGCAGGCGAACTGACCGACGGCGAAACGATCGAGGGCTGGGAAGATCTCCCGACCGTGCAGGCCGCCGACTTGCCGGCCGGCGACTGGATCGCCCTGAAAGTGCAAGGCACATCGATGGACAAGATCGCACCCGATGGGGCCGTCATTTTCGTCAATCGCCGCGATAAAACACTCGTGGCAGGCAAGGACTATGTGTTCAGAACGACTGAAGGCACATCCTACAAGCGCTATCGCACGCAGGATGGCCAAGGCCATTTCGAACCCTTTTCGACCGAGGAAACACACGAACCGATCTATCCGCGCGGCCAGGTGAAAATCATCGGCCGGGTCAGAAGAGTGCAAGTGGAATGCTGAGAGCGCCGCAAAAGATCCTGGCGCTTGGCGCCTGCCTTTTCCTGCTGGCCCGTAGCGATGCACAGGCCTTCGACGAAGTGCTTGCGCGCGCCTATGCGGGCGCTTTCGTCGTCTCCCGGCTCGCTGCCGAAAACTGTCCCGGCATCGAGCAGAATAAGGCGGCCCTGATTCTGCTGATGAGCAAAGCCGGGATCGAATCTCCGAAGGATGACTGGTTCATCAAAAACGAATTCGATCACTTGAAGCCTGACATGCAGCGCTCGCTTTTGCTGGAAGGAGCAGTGAACTGGTGCGCGGCGGCATGGACCATGTATGGCCCGCACGGATTAAAGGCTCTGGCAAAGGCACATTAGCAGGGCTGGCAGATGTTTGCGTTCTTCAGATGGCTGGCACGGCGCACTAAACCATCCACATCTGTCGACGTAAGCCACGCTGCGGTTGAAACATCGCCTCCACCGCCAGCTATCGAACAATCCTCCGATTTCAGCGTCCTCAAAAAGGCACAGACGGACCCGATCAGTCCGGAGCATGGGCAGACAAGAGCTGAGGAGAAAGCCCTGCCCGATTTCTCCGCCCTGAAAACAGTTCGCAACAAATCTCCTCTTCCTGTCCGCGCAAAACCCGCTTCGCCACGACCACCTCTTCAACCAGAGCATCGTCCAGAACCGATCCCGATTGTCGATCTAATCATATCGATCCAGGTGGAGGAGCCCGTAAGGCCGCCAGAAAGACCGCAGGCAACAACAAAACCGGCTGTCACGATCAAGCCCCGAAAAAAAGATCAGCGTGTGATCGGCATCCAATATCAGGACGCTTACGGCAATGTCACCGAACGGCACATTACGATCAGACGGACCTACCAGGATCAGGACGGACCCCACCCGGACGCGGTTTATGTCGAGGCCTTCTGCCATCTCCAACAAGACGTGCGCACCTTTCGCGAAGACCGCATCCTCTGCATGTTCGATCCGGAAACCGGCGAAGTCATCAAGGGCGCCTTTCACAGCCCCGAACCAATCCCTTCCGAAATAGCTGCCCTTCCGGAAACGATCACACCCGCAGAAATCGCAGCCACCTTTACCGAACATCTGACGCAAATGGGGTGGATACCGATCCTCACCAAGGATGATATGGCGGCAGAGAGCCTCGGCTGCCACAAGATCGGCAAGCACAAAAAGATGCTGAAATATCCGACCATCGCCCTGACCTTCGAGCCTGCCTATCAAAGCAAGGTCTATGGCCCGGATGGCGACTTCCAATGGATCGAGGAAAAGCGCAGCAAACCCTGGATCGTCACGACCGCGAAAAACACCCGCCGGTCTTTCGCCCGCCCCCATAAGGCCCTGCAAGCCTTTCTGGACGAGGCGGAGACAAACAAACCTGGAAGGTAAGTTTTACTTGACAGACGTAGGTAAGTGATACTTACTACCCTCATCGACCGCACTGATGAGGGTTTTCCGTGCTTCCTCCAGACCAGCCGCTTTCAGAAGCCGGGCCAGATAACAACGGGGGCACGCCTTCCGCAGCCTGGCTGAACACGGTGAAACACGATCTCCAGGGGATGATCAGTGTTCAGGCCCGCGCTTTCGGGCTCGGAAGCCTTCCGCCCCGCCCCGTCACGCTGCGCGATCCTGTTTCAGATGGCCTGCTGATCGGCCTGCTTGGCGTGGCCGCCGACGCCGCCGCCACCCGCTCCTTCACGGAACTCGACAAAGCCATCGCCGACCGTGCCCTGGCACAGCGCCTTATGCGCTGCTGGCCGACACCATGGACCGAGAAACCCGATCCTCTGCCATTGCCGAACCACGGGCTTCATGGCCCGGCGCCGCAGAGGATGGTTTTCGTCCGCGAAGGCACGCCGGCTTTCGACGCCTGGAAAACCCGCTGGCACGCGATCAACGGCAACCATCCGCTGTTCCTCTCGAACCAGCTTGATCGAGCGACCGGCCTGCGCACACGCGGCATTTTGCGCGAAACGCTCTTTCCGCCTCATCCGGAGGGCCGCTGACATGGACGTCAGCAGCCCCGGCAGAGCCGCCCGCTTCCGCGACACGCTTACGCCTTTCGTAAGGGTGCCTGTGCCGCAAGCCATCAAATGGCGGCTCAAACTCTATGCCTCCACCCTCGTCATTCCCGCGCGCAGGTCTCGCGTCGCGCGGGAGACTTCTTCGCATCTCTCGACAGGTCGAGATGCGTTTTCTTCGCATCTTCCGCAACAGCGGGATGCGCTCTCTTCGCATCTTGCGCAACAGCGCGATGCGTTCGCTCCGTGTCCTCCCCTCGGAGCGGCGCCCGGTTCCGTCAATGCCCCGGCGGAACCGGGCAACTTTTCAACCTCGCAAAAGGAAATGCCCATGTCAGAAACATCGCCGCAAACAACCCCTGCCCGCGTTTCGGAATTCGTCGCCGCTCTCGATAGCGACACGATCATCACCCGCATGGCGGCAAACCTCAATCAATTGCGCCGCGAGGAAGAGGCCGTGTCGGCCCAGGCGCTTTATCGCTTCGGCTGGTCGAAAAAAGAGGTCGAGACCTATCTCAACGATGCTCTGGCCTGCGCCGCCGCGCGTTTTCAAGAGTCGAAGCACGCCGAGGAAGAAGCCACCGCGTAAGTCGCGAAGCCTGTCGGAGAGCTATTGATGGCCCGCACACAATCGAAAATCCATCCCGATGCCGCGCAGATCAAGGCGCTGCGGGCCGAGATCAAGGATCTGAAAGCCCATATCGAAACGCAAAGCAACAGCCGGCAATTTACCGAGTGCAATCTGGCGCAACAGATCCGCGACGAGCAGGCCAAAAGGTCGAAGCTCGAAACGGAACTGAAAGCCGCGATCTCCTATCGCGACTCCGTGAAGGATGCGCTCAACCGCGAGATCCAGCTGCGCAAGGATGCGGAAGCCACCATCCTCACCCTGTCGCGCCGCCTCGCCGATCTCGAAGAGCGCAATTACAAACGCGCGATTCTTCAGAACACGCCGATGGCGAAGCTGATCCAGCAAGGCTGGGTCGAGCCCGACACGCTCACCATTCCTTACGAGGTCGAAGCCAGAGACAGCGCCGATGCTTAAAACCATCAGCGCCATCATTGGCGAAAGCCTTACCACCGCCGCTGAAGCGACGCTGGAATTTCTGGCGCTTGGTCTCTTCCTCGGCTTCATCGCGCTAGCTGCCGAAGCCGTGGATTTCAACGCCCGTTGCGGCGACGGCCGCTGGGTTGCGCATCCCAAAGAGTGCATCCGCCAGTAAGGATGAAACAATGATCTACACGCAAATTCGCTCCGGCCATATGGTCGATCTGCTGCACCCGCGCGTGGCGGACATCAACTTCGTCGAGATCGCCGACGCTTTGGCGAAACTCAACCGCTATGCCGGCAATTCGACGAGCCCCATCTCCGTCGCACAGCATACGCTGATTGCCTGCGATGCCGCCACTACGCCAATGAAACCCTATGTGCTGTTGCATGATGCACACGAGGCTTTCATCGGCGATATCACACGCCCGGCCTGGGCGGCGATCGAATGGGAATTTGAAAAGGACTATGAAGATGCGACGCCTTTGCGCCTTGCGCTGGGCCGGGTGAAGGATCGTCTCGATCGTGCGATCCATGCAAAGGCCGGGCTGGCAGAGCCGACACCCGCAACGATGATCGCGATCGCCCAGGCCGATCTCACCGCGCTGGTCACGGAGCGCCGCGATTTTCTCTGCCATTCGGACATGCCTTGGGCGGCCGAAGTCGAAGCCGCATCGCCGCTGGCAAAAGTCTATCGGCCCATGGAATGGACCGACGCGGCCGATGCTCTGGCCGAGCGCTTCCGGCAGTTTCTGCCGTGCTTTCAGACCGTCCCACATCCCGATAGGTAGAGATCCAGAGGACACCAGCAACCCGCATCGCGATGTTTCGCAAGATGCGGAAGGAGGACTTAAAAATGAGCGCCCGCCCGATACGATCCATAACCGAAGTGATCGGCCTTTTGGCCCGTGGTCATTTCGCCGAGAAATGCGACGAAGCTCTCACCCAGATCATCGAGGCGCTTGAAAACCAGCCCGATGAAAAGGGCAGCGCATCCTTGATGATCACGCTCAACTTCACCCGCGTCCAGGATCGTCTGGATCTCAAGCCAAAGGTCACCACCAAACTGCCGCCCGAAAAGGATCTGCCATCGACCGTTTTCTGGCCGGTGGACGGTGCGCTCTCGGTACAGCATCCAAGCCAGATGAGCATTTTCGACAGCCCGCGCGGCGTGACGCCCGAGCGCCGCTTCGACCGCACGGCCGAAGAAATTTAAGGCGCGACCCCCAACTATGGTTGGGGTCCGGAGGACTACAGTAAATCGCGCTCATGTAGGCGATAGCCGATAGCGCACAAAGGAGCATAAAATGACAACCCAGCTTGAAGCCAATGCCATCGAGTCCATCCGCAAGCTTGCTTACGAGGCGGCAGGCAAATTCGAACCTCTCCCCATCACGCCGCCGCCCGAATCCAACGGCCTGCCCGCTACCGTCACGGTGCTCGCCAAGACTGGCGCGGCAACAGAACTGAAAAGCGTCAAATCCTTTCTCGAGGAATACCGCATAGCACCCGAGCGCCGCAGCGGCACGGCCAATGTCACCACACTTCAAAGCTTCATCGATCTCGTCAATCGCCACAAGGACGATAGCACCGTCATTTTCGCCGAGACGGTTTATCCAGACCTGAAACTCACCGGCGTGATCGACTATCACACGCTCGACAACGAGCCGCGCTTCGGCAAGCATCGCGTCGACTACACCTTTCCGCTGACGGAAGATTTCAAGAGCTGGATTGACCATAACAAGCAGGTCATGAACCAGGGCGAATTCGCCGCTTTCATCGAAGAGCACATCGCCGATCTGACATTGCCTTACGATCAGGAAGCGCAGGACTTCGAGACGAAATTCCGCACCAAGATCGCGCTGCCCAACGAGATGATGGACATGTCGCGCGGTATGCAGGTTCACATCAACGGTGCCTTCAAGCATGCCGTCCTTCTGCAATCCGGAGAAGCAGAAATCGCCTTCACGGAAGAACATGTCGATGCGTCCGGCAAGAAGCTCATCGTGCCCGGCCTCTTCATGATCGCGCTGCCCGCCTTCATCGACGGCGATGATGTTCGTTTGCTCGCGCGACTGCGCTACCGCGCCAGCGGCGGCAAGGTCACATGGTCCTATATTCTCTACAAATGGGACTTCGAGATCCGCAACCGCGTGAAGGACGATCTCGACACGGCGGCGCGTGAAACCGGCCTGCCAGCCTATGAAGGCAGCCCGGAAAAGTAATTAACCGCATCTTGCGGCAAGCCGCGATGCGGGTTGCCGTAGCGCTCCGCGCCACAATCGTTCCACAGCGTCATGGCCGGACTTGATCCGGCCATCCACGACACCACTGAGCAACGGATGTTTTTCATGTCGGATGACACTCTGCAAAGCGACGGCTGGGAATGGGCAGCCGTTGAAATCTTCGGCCACCGGCGTCATGTCGGCCGCACCCGCGAGGAAGAGCGCTTCGGCACCAAGATGCTGCGCATCGACATTCCGGTCAAAGGCGACCCTGCCGCCAATGGCTGGGAGACACATTACTACGGCGGCACAGCCCTCTTTTCCTATTCGCTGACAGATGAAGCGAGTGCCCTGCGCGCCAACAAACCCTACGAATCGCCTTCGCGGCTCACCCTTGAATATGCACCGAATGAAACCGCTGACGATGACCTTCCGATCTGAGCGATCGGCTGTGCGCACGTCTATCCGCCCCCGATGATAGGGGGACGGAGCACACACCTGCAACGCGCATCTCGACCCGTCGAGAGATGCGCCGAAACACCTAAAAACTGAGGTGCGGAGCACTATAGCGCCCGCATCGCGGTCTACCGCCAGATGCGGAAAGATTTATCATGAAACTCACCTTTGACCGCGCGACTCTCGTCAAGGCTCTGGCCCGGCTCTCCCGCGTCATCGAGCGCAAAACCACCATCCCGGTGCTCGGACAGGTGCGTCTCGAGGCAGCGGAGACACGCCTCACCATCACCGGCACGGATCTCGATATTCATTATCGCAGCGCAATCGATGCCGATATTGCAACGCCTGGCTCGACGACGATCAACGCGCATCTGCTTTACGATATCGCCCGCAAGATTTCAGATGGCGCGCAGATCACGCTCGAGGAAACCGGCGCCGGCCATATGAGTTTGAGGTCTGGCCGCGCCCGCTTTTCCCTCGCCACTTTGCCGGCCATCGACTTTCCGGATTATCCGAAGCTTGAACCCGTCTGCTCTTTCAATCTTGCTTCGAAAGACCTGCGCGCCATGGTCAAGCAGGTGGCCTTCGCCATGTCGACTGAAGAGACGCGCTATTATCTCAACGGCATTTTCTGGCATCGTCACGAGACCGATGAAGGCCCCATGCTGCGCGCTGTCGCGACCGACGGTCATCGCCTCGGCCGCTTTGAAATGCTGGCACCCGCTATCGATGGGACCATGCCCGGCATCATCATTCCGCGCAAGGCGGTGGCGGAACTGACAGCTTTGGCCGATGAAATTGACGGCGAGATTTCGATCGAGATCACCGATCGCCTGATCAAGGCCATGGCCGGGCGCATCGAGATCGTCTCGAAACTGGTCGACGGAACCTTTCCCGATTATCAGCGCGTCATCCCGAAAGAGAACAGCAAGATTGCGAAAGTCGAACGTACCGGCTTCATGGCGGCCGCCGACCGTGTGGCCACCATATCGTCCGAACGTGGACGCTCGGTGAAACTCGGCTTCTCGGCCGAGGCGATCGATCTCGACGTGACGAGCCCCGATCATGGCAATGCCAATGAGCAGATCGAGGCGACATATGACGGCCCGCCCTTGGAGATCGGCTTCAACGCCCGCTACCTGCACGAGGTTTTGAGCGAACTCGATGGCGCCGCCGTGCGCATCGAACTTGCCGACCCAGGCTCGCCGACGCTGTTTTCCACCAGCGATGCGCTGCTTGTCGTTCTCATGCCGATGAGGGTTTAACCATGATGAAAACGGAAGCTTTCGATCTCGCCAAATTCAGCGCCGTGAACCGCAGCCGATGCGAAGCCCCCAATGGCTTCAATCATCCGCTTCAGGCATGGACCTTGTCTGACTGGTTGACAGCAACCATGGGTGAGCTTGGTGAAGCTGCGAATGTCGTGAAGAAGCTCAATCGCATCCGCGACGGCATTCCAAGCAACGGCAATACGAAAGAAGCCTATGAGCAGATGCTCGCCGACGAAATTGCTGACACGTTCATCTATCTCGACCTCATGGCACAAGCAGCGGGCATCGACCTGCCTGCAGCCGTCGAAAAGAAGTTCAATGAGACGTCACGCAAGATTGGCTACAAGCCATGAGCGATTTCACAACACCGCGCCCACTGTCCGAATGGCGCGAAGACATGGGCGATGTGCTTTGGTGGAAGTTTCCCATCACAGAGCCGCCCTATGTCGGCTCGCCAAATGATCTCGGCCAGACCGTCGAGGTGACGATCGTCACCTTTAAAGACGAGCAGACGATGCCCCATCAGGTCGGCGGATGGCCAGGCTATCACACGCATTGGACGCCGATCCCCATGCCGGCACCGCCAATCGAAAGCGATGGAGACGCGTCATGAACCAGATCTGCAAGGGCTCCTATATTCTCGGCACGGCTTGCGGCGAGTGCACGCGCTGCAGCGCCGAATGGAAAGAGCTTGAAGCACGCGGCGGCTATGTGCGCGAACCTTGCGGCCCTTATACATGGCACGCCCACAAGCTTGAATGTATCGACGCGGCAACCTACCGGGACGCGACGACCTACAAGCCGCCAGTCAACATGACGACACTCGCCATTGGCGCGGCTTTCCGTGTCGGCGATAGCGTCGAGAAGTTCACCGGCGATTATCAGTTGCCGGGCATCGTCCGCGCTAGTTTCACGACGGGCAAAGGCCATGTTCGCTTCGTCGTCGAACACGAGCCAGGCTTCCTGCACATTTACAGCGCCGCAAACCTGCGCGCCATGCAGCCGAAGGAACAAGCCGATGGCTGAGATGAAACACGACATCGTGCGCATCGCATGCGTCACTGTTGACTTGCCGCCCGTGCAGCAGGCGGTCGCCGCCGGCTTCCGCCATGCGAGTCTCGATCACACCTTCACGCTGCCGCGTGCCATGATCGATATCGAGGAAGCCGACCTGCGCGGTTTCGTCTTTGTCGACCTACCGCGCTGGAAGGCCAATGAACTTGGCATCACCGAGGATCTGTTGCGGTGGGTGCTGATATGAGCGCCGTGATCATCCTCCCCGAGACGGTGAAGATCTGCGGCCTGTGCAAGGGCTGGGGCCGCTCCACCGAGCTATTCTTTGAAGGCAAAACCGTCGCATGGTGCAGCCACTGCGAAGGCCGTCAGTTCGTCTACACCTGCGGCCCGGCCGTACCCGAGAGCGTCCCAGCCCAGATCGCAACTCTGAACGGCTTCGTCGAGCGTAAAATCCATGCGCTCGGCCGCTGCAGGGTGCTCATCGGCCCGGCCGACTCTGCCGTGCTGCAAAACTATCCGCGCGAAGTGCGAAAGCCGTGCTGGGAATTGAGCGCGAGCCCATGGTTGCCGGAGACGCAGCCATGACGCAGTTTTTCCGTTCCGGCATCATGGAATATGACAAGCAGGTCAGCAAGCCCATACGGCCTTGCGAGACATGCGGCGCGCCCATCCATGGCAATGCCCGCAAGCGCTTCTGCCTGCCCTGTTACGATCTGCGCCTGCATGAACGCGTCGTCGCCCGCCGACAGCGCGAGAGGCTCGCACGCGAAGCGGAGAGAGCCGATGGCTGAGCGCACTGAGATCCAGTGGACCGATGCCACGGTCAACTTCTGGTGGGGCTGCACCAAGGTCTCGCCCGGCTGTGAGCATTGCTATGCCGAGGCGCATGACAAGCGCTTCCACGGCAATCATTGGGGCAAAGGCATCGAGCGCAAGAAGATCAAGGGCGCCAAGGCACTCATCCACAAACTGCATCATGACCACGTTTCATGGTCATCCGATTATCATCTCGGTCTTTTGCCGGATCAGTGCGGGCCGCGCCGCCGCGTCTTCGTGCAAAGCATGGCGGATCTTTTTGACCCTGAAGTCCCGATCGAGTGGTTCACCGAGGCCTGGATACTTATCAGCCATTTCGACAAACTCGATTATCAGATCGTGACCAAGCGCATCGGTGCTGTCGAAGCCCGCCTCAACGCAAGCAAACAGGACGGGCGCTGGTGGCCGCGTCATGTCGGCCTCATGATCACTGTGACGAACCAGGCCGAAGCCGATCGCGATATTCCGACTTTGCTGCGTCTGAAAGCAAAGCTCGGCATTCCATGGGTTGGCGTTTCCATCGAGCCCATGCTTGGGCCGATTGATCTGACCCACATCAAACTTAAAGAAAGCGACGCGCCGGAGCGCGGCAAGCCAGACGTTACTTTTAACAGTCTGCGCGGCTGGTATGGCACCATTTCCGCCGACCGCGTCGGCATCGATTGGGTGATCTGCGGAGGCGAGAGCGGGACGCAGGCACGGACGCTCCATCCCGATTGGGTCAGAGCCTTGCGCGATCAATGTGCCGCCGCCAGCGTGCCATTTTTCTTCAAGCAATGGGGCGACTGGCTTCCGACATCTCATGATGATGGTCAGATTAGTTATGGCTCACACGAGCGGTTCGGATGGCAGGTTGATACCTTGGAAGAGGTTTGGATGTATCGCGTCGGCAAGAAGCGCGCTGGCCGACTGCTCGACGGCGTGGAGCACAATGCCTTTCCGGAGGTGCGGCATGGCTGAAGACCTCATGCTCTGCCTGTCGATCAAGCAACCATGGGCCTGGCTCATCATCCACGGCCATAAGGATATCGAAAACCGCAGATGGCGGACGAAGCTGCGCGGCCGCGTCCTGATCCACACCGGCAAGACCTTCGACGGCGATCCGGAGGATTGGGACTGGCCGAAGATCGAGCCGCCTGACCGCTTCGATCAGGGCGGCATCATCGGCTCTGTCGAGATCGTCGATTGCGTCGATCAATCCGCCTCGCCGTGGTTTTGCGGCCCTTATGGCTTCGTGCTGCGCGATCCGGAGCCGCTGCCCTTTCTCCCCTGTCGCGGCCAGCTCGGTTTCTTCAAACCGGATTTCATGCCGGCGGCGCCGAAGAAACAAAGCATCATCAAACCCAAGCGGCAGGAGTCGTTTCTATGATGCAGACCATAACAACTTACCGTTTCGCCTGCGATCGCTGTGATGTGCAAATGGACCGCGAAGAGCGCCACCTGCCGGATGGCTGGCTCTATCTTTTGTCGCCGGAACGCTATGTGGACGCGGCTGGCAGCAGCGACACAAAGGACAATGAGATATGTCTCTGCTCGGCATGCGCGCGCCAATTTCACGAATGGTCGAAAAAGCGCGGCGTCGATTGGAAACCCGCCGCGAAGGCGCTGCATCTCAAACGCGGTTCCATTTACCATGTCCTGACCAGCAAGGCCGAAGTGCAGGCGGGAAGCCCGATCAAGGAAGGCGATACGGTCGCCGTCTACCAGGGCAGCAACGGCACATGGTGGGTGCGCCCGCTGGCAGAATTCCTCGACGGCCGCTTCAACATTGAGTTGTTGCCATGACGCTACCCGTCCGCCTTCAGCTTTCGCGCAAGAAGGGCTTCGACCTGCAAGTGCTCTCGCGCGCAACGAATGGCCTCGAGGCCGTCAATTGCGCGCGGCCGGGGCCTTTCGGCAACCCCTTCACGGTCCAACAGGCGGCAGAAGCATATGATTGCCGAAGCGCTTCGGCGCACGGCTATGCCGTCAAATGGTTCCGCGACTTCATCAACGCTGAACAGCCCTTTGAGCCTCTCACCGTCTGGGATGGCTATCAGAAACAGCACACCCGCATCCTGAGCCGCATTGAAGAGCTGCGCGGCAAAAACCTCGCATGCTTCTGCAAGCCTGATTTCGAATGCCATTGCGATGTGTTGCTTGAGATCGCCAATCGTCCGATCTGCGAGGCAATAACCAACCTGTCGGAGACAGAAAAATGACGGGAGATCCTTGCCCGCAAGCATCAGAGCAATCCACCCTTGCCGATCGCTTTTTGTCCCAGCCGGAAGTTCTGGCAATGATCGGCGGCATCGGACGCTCAACACTGTATCGCTGGATCAAAGAAAACGGCTTTCCAGCCCAGAGACAACTTGGGGAACACCGCGTCGGCTGGCTTCAGTCAGAGGTTCTCGGATGGATGTACGGCCGCCCGGCCGTCAAACCGGCAGACCTTAAATAGATCGTGCCAATTCTGCGGCGGGCGGCGCATCTGCCAGAAGCAGATCCGCCCAGATCTGCGAAAGCTCGGCTCGCCTTTCGAGATGGAGCGCTCGATTATAAGCGGCTTCCGTCTTGTCCTTCTTGGAATGGGCAAGCATCAGATCGATGATCTGGCGGTCTTCTTTAAACCGCTCGTTCATCACCGTCGAGAAGGTCGCGCGCCAGCCATGCGGCACATGCCGCTGATGAAAACCGGCGCGATTTATGAGATAACCGATCGCATTCGCTGACATCGGCTTCATGAACGATCTTGCCGAGGGAAACAGATAAATGCCCCGGCCCGTCAAAGGACGCAAAACTTCGATGACTTCAATGGCCTGGCGCGAGAGCGTGACGATATGCTCGCGCTTCATTTTCATGCGCTCGGCCGGAATGAACCATTCAGCAGGGTGATTGCTTCCTTTGGGAAAATCGGTCCAGAGGGCCGAGCGCAGCTCTCCCGGCCGCACGACTGTCAATGCGAGGAAGCGCAGGGCCAACAAGGTGATGGCGCGCGATTGTGTCGCCTCCGCAGCGGCCAGCACCTTCCTGGCATCCTCGAGCTTTGTCACGGCGGGCTGACGGCCGCGGATGATGGGTTTCAAGGCAGCCACCATCGGCCTTGCTGGATTGTCGTTCGCAAAGCCCAGCGCTTTTGCAAAATCGAAAATGGCCTCAGCCCTTTGGCGAACACGATGTGCCGTCTCACGCGCGCCACGAGTCTCGATCGGGCGAATGGCAGACAGAAGCACCGGCCCCGTCACCTCATGAACAGGCAGCTTGCCAATTTTCGGGAAGAGATCACGGGCGAGCGTGTCGAGAACGTCTTGCGCATGCTTGGCGCTCCATGTCTCGCTTTGGAGCTTGTGCCATTCCAAGGCGACGGCCTCGAAAGTGTTGGTCCGGGCAACCCTTGCAGCGAGCTTAGTGACCTTCTTCTCGACGCCGGGGTCTTTTCCTTCACGAAGCAATTTACGCGCATGGTCCCGCGCGGCGCGAGCCTCTGCCAGCCCGATCTCAGGCCAGCCGCCAAGCGATAGCGTCTTCGCCTTGCCAGCGATCCGATATCTATATTGCCAGACCTTGCCGCCCGCCGGCGTGATCATGATGACCAGGGCCTGGGCATCGGTCAGCCGATAGGATTTTACACGCGGCTTGGCCCGCCGAATCTGCAAATCTGTGAGCAAGAAATTTTACCCTCATCTGCCGGCGCTTTTACCCTCAGTGTTACCCGCATCTTTGCGGGCTGCTAAGGATCACACCGGCACTCAATGAGAGCCACAAAACGGAGAAACTCAAGATATGTCAGATAAATGGGGCCGCATCGGGCAGCATGACACAAGCAATTGGCGGAAGAGGTGGGATTCGAACCCACGGTAGGCTTTCACCTACGCCGGTTTTCAAGACCGGTGCCTTAAACCACTCGGCCACCCTTCCATCGCAAATCGAAGCGCAGTGCGCTTTTAGCGATCGCCCCTTCGTGTCTAGGTCGGGCAAGCCAAGCCGTCAACTCTTGCGGCCCCTGAAGACTGGCCGGAGGCTTTAAACGCAGCAAATCACTTCTGCTCCCGGGCGTCGTCGCCTCGGGACTATGAATCTCGGCCCAAGTAAATCGTTGCAGTTTTCATCTTCGCGGCTATGAAGTGCCTCACATTTTAATCGTGATGAGGACACGCGATGATGGACCGCAGCTATTGTATAATCATACAAAAAACTGGCTTGGCGAATGAAGACACGCTCGCCAAGCTCAAGGAAGAAGCAACAGCGCTCGAGCAAAGCACTGTATTAAAACACAAAATAAAGTTCTATATTATAGAAAGCGGCGTTTATTACTATGAATATAAAGAAGACGCTAAAAAAGTCCGCTCCGGAATAGAGCAAATGCTCTGCTCGAAATTCCCTGCCCTCGGGATCAAGCTGGATGTGAGAGAGACAATCAGCCTGCCCGGTACCCGGCCCTTCTAGGCCGCCCGGGCGCGGCATTCTCACCAACGCGCGATCGTTAACGCTTTAACTCTCACGTTAATTAAGCATTTACTCAGTGCGGCCCGAATGATTGGCTGCTGCCATGAGCAGTCCAGCACATTGTCATTATGAGCCGCAGATGAAACAGCGAGACATCGAAGAAGACGCCACAAGCCTCTTTAGCCAGGCATGGGTCATCGAAATCTTCCGGGCTTCTCCCGGCGAGAGCCAGGAGGATTTTCGCCAGCGCGCCCTTTATGCCGCCGCTGGAACGGAAGCCTTGGGCTTTGAAGTCAGCGTCGCCCGCTATGATGAAAACACCTATATGGTCGGACAGAAAAAGCCCGTCTTTTAA